CTTTTCGGCGGAGTCAGGGGTGAAGGAGCCTTGCATACGATTTCCCGTGTATGCCTTATTTTACCCTGTTTGCTTCGCAGGCGTAAAGGGGTGGTTTACCCCTCACCTTGATCCCCCCCCCCCCCCCTCCGCAACCACTCTTAATCTCCTCGGACCGCACCCACTCCTTCAACCCAGCAACGTACGCCCTTAGCAACTCAGCTTGTTGCAAGTTCTGGGGGCACCCCGTTCTAAGATGCAAGGACATGTGTCGGTCTATTGCATCTAGGCAGGTTTTGATAACAGGGTTCCACGGTTCCCTGACCTCGGTGTTGTATGTTCTTTTTGTCTCGTCAAAGTTTTCCATTGTCTCGGGAGCTACGTGCTCAGGTTAAGAATCCGCTTCGTGAAGCAGCTAATTTCCAAGGGTGCGACCTTTGGTTTCGGGCTCCGAACAGTCACAAATAGTCCGTCATTTGCCAGAATTCGTACACAAATAAGGAGTGGGAGCGCAAAGAGCCGGGTTCTTCTACCGCAAGCACAATCAAACAACTTGGAGTGTGCGATTGTAGTACATTTTGCGGTCTTCAAGACCGTTGTAGCCGCCGTTAACTCTCCTGGTAACCTGCTCCACCGAGGGGTTCTTATCACAAAGCTGATTCATCTTGTTGTTTTGCCACCAAAATCCTGCCGAGCTAAAGGGATAATTATCGGCAACATAGTCAACACCCTTCATCACAGCAGGATCTTTGATGAAGTCGGCAAAATCTTGGTAGTTGGCTCGTCCAGTCAGTTGAATGTAGCCGGCTCCCTTGAAGCGAGGCCCGTCTCCTGGCTGGGTATTGCCGAGATCAGCCCTGTCCTCATAGTCCCAGCCGGAGGCGAGCTCCTTTTTGTAACGTCCGCCCCCTGATTCATGGGCGGTCTGGCTGAGGAAATGGCGGAGCCTGGGCTTTGTGGTTACGCCAAAACGTTGAAGGCATTCGTTGAGCTCGGTCACTTCCTCGTCCTTGATCATCCCTGGTCCGCAGATCCAAATGCTTGCCAGTTGCTGTTTGGTGATCAAAGCCGCACCAGAGGCCCGGTCGAGACCAGGGGAATCTGGAGAGGTGCGGAATTGGATGACCCAGGGGGCAGTGTCATCCATGAGGGCTGGATCTACCTTGGCGGCAAAGGCCTTCATCGCTTCCACATGATTGCGATTATCCTTACGAAAGTAGGTGATGAAGTCGAGGAATTTTTCTGGTGTAATTCTGGCCATGATCGGGGAAATTAATGACAAAAAGACTTCAATCAGAATTCAAAACCGGAATCAAGCTGATGACAAGCCATTGAGAAGGTTTCTTCACGCCAACGGCTGGACCCGGGATGGTTCAAACCTCCGCCTGCTAGAACTCAAGAAACTTGAAGCTTGGTTTGCGGCGAGCCTTTCGATGCCGGAGCCCCAGTTGGCAAGTGGTTAGAGGCCGCTCTTGAGTCCGGTGGGCTTGCCCTTGACGCTGGTGACGATTCGACCATCACCGCTACCAGGACCCCGATCCCAGAAGATGCGATCAAAGGTGTCGTAGCTGTATTCGTCGTAGGCACCGCCGATGCCGATGTCGTAGCTATCGGAAGCACCATGGCGGGTGCCAAAGGGATCGTGGACAAGCCAAAGCTTGCGTTCGAGATCGTGCCCAACCAACAACACAATATGGCCACCACTCTTATACTTAACGCCGATCACCACTGGAATATCCTTGCTCAAAGAGAGTAGGAGATCATCGGCTGAAATGCTCTGCTGGGTGTAATAAGATTCGATGCCTAGATCCTTGAGGGCCTTGGTCTGGCAATTGTGATCTATGGTGTCACCATAGGGGGCAAGTAGCTTCTGGTAAGCCGATTCCGGTTCCTTTAGACCCTGGCTAGTAGCGGAGCGGCTGAGCTCGCCATTGAGGAGAAAATCAGCCAACATCGTGCAAGAGGTAAGATTGCACTGGCGGTATCCATTGCCAAAGGTGGGATGCCAGTCGTTATCCGTTTGGCCACGATATTTGACAGGAAGCTTGATCGCCTGCGGCTGACCCTCAAGCTCGACATGGGGCTGATAGGCATACACCGTATCCAGTTTGGTTTTGCCATCGCTAGCCAGGATGGGGGTGACAAGCTGGAGCTTGACGTGTTGAAAACGGTCGGGGGTGATAGCGCTGACCAACATCCGGGTGCCCGCCTGGACCAAAGTCTTTTCAGAGGGTTCCAGATCTTGGGAACCGACTGGATGATTTTTAAAAATGGTATTGATACGGGCGGTTACAGGTTGTGTGGGCGGAGTGTAGGGCGTGCGGTATTTTCGCACCCATTTTGCTTCGTCGGTGAGCAGCTCGGGTTGCTTCGCAAAAACTTGCTTAGCAAAGTCGAGGAAAGCAGCTTCTTGGTTGGGGTTATCGCTTCTACGGTGTCGAACGAAATCGAGAAACTTTTCCGGTGTGAATTGTGGCATTGTTCCCTGGTTACTTAGTTACTTGGTTACTAAGGTTTTACCCTCGGCCCCGTAAGAGGAGTCCCTGAGAGCACAAGGAAAGGTTCCCCCGGCCTATGTCTCAGTAGTATCCGTCTTGTACCTGTTAATGCCCCTGATGAAGGAGTCCATGTTGGTTGCTTTCTCGGCATCTTCGATGAACTTGCGCCTATCCTCGAAAAGGACCGGTTGAATAAGAACAGCGAGAATGCGGCTGATTGTGGGGTCGTTGATGTTCATTCGTTTTCGTCGGGGATTTGTGAGTCCATGGCGGCAATGATTGCTCCACGGTTAAGGAGAACCAAATAGTCTTTCCCAAGTGAGGGGAAAGTGAAGGCGTGGATTCCCACTGCCGCTGCAGCTTCCCCCAAGTCCTTGAAGCGGTACCCGGTCTTATTCTGAGCTTCGTTCAGGGTTATTTCCCTCCACCCCATGAGCTGTTCCATTCCCTCTTGCGCTGTTTTACCACTGAATTGTACTATATTTGCGTCTTTTCTAAGTGCAAAAGCCGTAACTTTTGAAGAAAGATTATTCCTATCCCCTGCATACTCTTTTGCTGTCTTAATGGCTTTACGGGTAGACGCTTCGCTCGGGTCGTGGTAGGAAGGTGCTGCGGCGTAGGACCCATTGCCGAATATTCCTTTACCAGGGTAGTGACTACCCCCCTCGCTCCCCAACCCCTTAAATTGATCCGCGAATTTCTCGTCCCCAACACCACGATAGAAGATTAGAGGTGACCCGTCCGAGTTTGTTACAATGTCCTTTCGTTTTCGTAAATCGTCAACCGTTGCAACAAGTTCGGGCTTGGCGTTGAATCCCTGCTTCTCGTAAAGGGACTTTAAACTTGGCGACCACGGTAATTCTGTTTCACCGGAATCTTTCGGGACTCGTTTAGGAATCGGGGAGCTACTTCCCGGAGTCTTGTCATACTTAGGGGAATTCTTTAGATCCGCTTCGTACGTCTTCGGGTCTCTGCCTGGCTTCTTCCTTTCCTTCAGCTCTCTTTCCTTCTGATAAATCAACAGTCGAAGATTAATCAATCGAGCCTTATTTGCAACCGTGTCCAACTCCGGCGACTTGACCAGGGTTTGCATCATCCTGTAACTTCTTTTTATTTCCGCCACTGCTTTGGGGCCTGACCCAACCCAATCGTATTCATCCTGCACCTTAGGGTTGTTTTCTGAGACTGCTTTCCTCAGCTCTTCCCTGCTGGTTTTCCTATCTGGCCCGCTACCCTTCTTGGACATCTGGCCCTCAGGAGCTTTCACTCCCCCTTTGCTCTTGAGCAAACCTTCTAAAACTGCCCTTTGCTTTGGGGTTACGCGAGGGTCCTGGAGAACCTTCTTAAGGTCTTCAGCTCCCAACCCTTTTATTTTTTCGGTGAGCCTCATTCCCCCTGCCTTAGGGCCACGCTTTCCTTTTACTTGACTCTCCTCTTTCGCCCCAATTTCTGTACCCTGCTTACACTTTCCTCGGCTACCGTATATAGTACCGTCCTTCCTCACACAACGTGTAAAGTCGTACGTTTCCCCCTCGGAGAAGTTCAAAGGGTGCGTCTCGGCGACGAGAGCTTCGTACGCTTGGAGAGCTTCAAAAGAAAAAGAACCGTGTGCCATGTTTGTAATAGGTGAAGTTATTCGTTGCAAACCGGCAATGTTGGCTTCCTTTCAGCTTGGCCGCCTTGCCTACCTAAGTCTTGTACTTGTTGCTGAGGCTGCTGGTCGAAAGTTTGGCCTTGCTGCTGTGCCGCTTGCTGCGCTTGCTGGGTGGCCTGGCGTTGCTCTGTGCTTCGAGGCTGGGGCCTCGGACGGCAGTTTTCCTCATAGCTTGCCGAGAGTTCCTTGCCCTTTTGCCCCAACTCATCAAACATTGCGAGTCCTTTAAGATCGCTACGCGATCTTGGGCCTTGCTGCGGGTTTCCTTTCGGGAGAGAAACAGGGAAGATTGACTCTGAACTTTGCTCTTTTTGCTTACCTCACTTCCTTTTTGTTTCCCCGGACGACTATCAATGTCCATGCCTTGTAAACTTTGGGCGTGCGTAGTTTTGTTCTCTCTCGGAAGCTTCTCTGTGGTCTTGCCCGTCAAAAACTGCTGTTCCCACGGAGACTCCCCGTATAGCATTTCTTGTACTGCAGCTAAAGACTCGGTTGTAAATCCGGGGACGTTCATTCTTACTAGTTCTTTTTCGATTGGATCTGAGTGGAGGTTAGCGTTCCGTGCTCCAAGGTACTCCCGCTCTTGCGGTGAGTTCTACTCATCGCATTCTTCCACTAACTACTCCACCCTTAATACCCGACTCTACTCTTTTACGGAAAGAGTCTCTCTTTCTCTCTTCCGGGGTCATAGCCTCACGCTCTTTCGCTTCCTTGGTCCCAGCCTCGCTTCTACCCTCAAGTTTAAGCCTTTCTGCCATAGCCTTCTTTATGGCTAAGGCGTGGCCCTCTTTCACATCGGTTTCATCGTTGTCTATGGCTTTAATCACCGCCTTATGAATTGCCCCCAAGTGCTTCACTGACTCTGCCTTTGCGTAAATCTTGTTAAAGGTCTCGTCCGCGTCACTATTCCAGCTTATATTTCGTTTAGCGTCCTCTCTCGCTAGCTCCAGTTGTTCCGGCGTCATTGGGCCGAACCCATGGCTTTTTGTTATGGCCACCTCTATTCCCTTGCGGCATTGTCCCGCCGTCCCATATGCGCTACCATCAGGTTTTACACATCGAGTGTAGTCGTACGATTCTCCCTCAGAGAAGTTCTGGGGGTATCTTTGAGAAACAAGTGCTTCGTAAGCTGAGAGGGCTTCACAGGAAAAGGAACCGTTTGCCATGGGGGGTCTGCTTTAAACTTATTTTACCCCACTTCCTTTCAACAAGGCCAATAGCCGTCCAACCTTACCCCTGGCAAGAACCGTCGGGACGTCCACAAGTTGCGAAATCCAAGGCACCGCCAAGCATCGAAGCAACCTCTTGAGCAACCTCTTCGGAATAACCTATAGAAGTTAGCCGCTCTGCATGATCCTTCGACTTACCTGCCATTGAAAGTGCTATGGCAATAGCCTGGTCTTGAGACTTAACAACCTTACCTTCTTTCCCTTTCTTTCCTCTCCCAGAGTGCAACGGCTTCGGGTCGCCGTGCTTCCACCGGTGCATCACTTGCCCCACTTTGTCTTTGTGAGAAGACATCGAGTGGTCGTCAGGAAGCTTCGACATTTTACGTGAACCGGACTTACATAAGTCTACCCTGTTTAGGGTAAGGTAACCCTTTCGCAGGAAAGGTGTGGAAAACCGTACCGCCATTGGGGCTAGAGGTAAGCCCCGCCTAAGAGCGCATCTTCACTCACATCCCCCTTCTCTCGCAGCTTCATTGCAGCTTCAAGGTACGGATTTGCACCTTCACCAAGCTCGCCGCGCCGTTCTTTGTAACGAGACATGAGCGCGATATACTGCGCGTCGTTTTTTCCTGTGGTCCTTTTCATTAGATCCCCTCGTAGAGTGTGTTGATCACTTCCATCGCTTGCTTGTCGCTTAGCTTAGCCCAAGGTCCCACCTTATACTTCTCGTCGCGAGTGCTAGTTTTAGTGGTAAGGACTTTAGTCATGTCTTCACCGTCTATTCCAAAACTTCGGAGTTTCTCAATGGCCTTTTCTTTGTTTATGTATGCTTTGTAGGCTAGCGGGGCGTCTTCTTCGAGAAATGCCAAGTAGTTTGCTTTTTGTTTCGGTGTGATATTCTTTCTTTCCACATCTGAAATCATGTTTCCACCTGGACCCCAACTCGAAAAGGTAGAGTCTGCGCTTTTTCCTCTGGGTCCCGGAAAGGCTCCTAGTGCCTCCACAAGAGCAGCTTTCGGATTGTCTTGCGCCAGCCCCATATCAACGAATCGCCCTTTACCCTTCTCATCTACCAAAACATTGCCCCCATGCATATCATTGTGTGCGACCCCCATCCTGTGCAGATCTGCACGAGCCTTCCAATAGGCGTCGGTATTCGCTTTACTGGAATCTCTACTCGGATTCATACCTAGAGGGGTCCCTTGAACTTTCGACATAGCGATACGACCGTTCCTCAGGTCTACCCCCGTTCCCTTAGGTCCAGTGGGTCCGCCAATATCCGCAGCAATCAGCTTCGGCCCCAGGTCGGCTTTACCAACTTTATCGACGATAGCCGCCTCTGTACGGCTAACCATACCTCTTTTAACAACTTCGCCGTCCGGACTTAGAATCGCAGTGCCGAACATACCCGACCCCAGCATCTTAGCCTTTTCGCCAAAGGTTCGACTCCAACCATCGTACTTCGGGTCTCCCTGTCTCACATGGTTGCTCTTTTCGATCTTAGAGTCTATGATCGCGGCTATTTCTTCCTCGTAGGATAAACCATCTGAGTTCACTTTCTTGGAGGCCTCTCTTGGCCCCCGATTCTCCTCAAGAATGCTCTTGATGTCGTCCAGAACTTCTTTCTTCGTTACTTTTGCTCCGCCGCTCTGACCCCCACCGGGTCCTAACCCTAACCCTGACGCTTTTCGTTGTGACACAGCCGAAACTTTTTTAGCGATCGCCGGTGAAAGTTGCCGTTCGGCCAGCAGCTTGTTTACTTGCGCTCTCTGTTTGTCGTTCAGCCTCGGGTCATTTAGAACCTTCTTCAGTTCTTCAACGGGTAGCGCCTTGACTTTGGCTGTCAAACGCATTTTTCCCTGCGTTACGGCCCCCTTTGACGGGTCCGGTACCGCTTTCTTACTCAACAGCTTCTCTGAGAGTTTTGAGAGTGATGAGTGGAGCTCAGGAGGGAGAGGTTTCCCCGGTAGCGTTGGTTTCACCCCCTTCTTCACCCCTTTGCCTTCACCTCTTACTTTTTTCCCTGGAGCGTCTTCCTTAACTTGCTCTGTACCCTTCCTACACTGTCCCGCCGTCCCATACACAGTGCCATCTTTCCTCACACAACGAGTGAAGTCATACGTTTCCCCCTCAGAAAAGTCCGAGGGGTGCTGTTCGGCGATCAGTGTTTTGTACGCCTGAAGAGCATCGGACGAGAAGGAACCTTGCACTGTGCAGAATCTATACCTACACAATTTTACCCTTCGACATCAACCTCTAGCTCTTCCAGAAAGTCTCGAAGCTGCCGCGTCTGGTGTGACAACCGTGAAAGAAGCAAAACGGAGTCCGCCAGGAACTCTTCGAGTTCGTCACGAGACAACTCCTTGAGTCTCTTTCGCACAGATTGGGCGCGGAACTCAATCTCCAGGGGAAGCGGTGTTACGCTAAATGTCCTCGGTGAATCCATGTGCAATTGCCTGCAATTTGTAGAATTTGTCTGCGGCCCACTCTCTCTCTTCAGACGACAGGTCTTTGTCCTCAGCATATTTGACCACAGTATTGAGTTCGGACTCTGAAAGTTCTTTCATGGACCTTACGAGTTCGGGAGAAGCCACGTAAGGCTTAACATCGTCGTCGTTAAAAATAAACTCTCGTGTGGTCCAATCTTCAGGGTTAGAGTCGTAGGAAACATGGTAGTTATGAGTTGTCATATCAACCATAATTACTTTCGATTCAGGTAATCCCAACTCTGTCGCAATTTCGGTGTAAGTCTTCTTTTGCTTCAGTAACTCGTCTACCTTGGTTTTATACGTCGCAACCCATCGCGGGGTTTTCACCATTCGGGAGTAGTCTCGCAAAGCGTGCTGGATATAGCCTCTGGCGGTTCTCCAAGCAAAGGTGCTAAACTGAACTTTTTTGTCGGGATCATATCGTGTAGCAGCAACGCAGAGTGCGAAATTCGCTATTGACTCGAGGTCCTCTCTTGTGAGAGATCCGGTGTATCCGCCTGTCGAGCACTTGGCACCGTAGGCGAGTCGTCCAGCGATCCATTTGTGGTCTCTTACCAAACACTGTTGCTCTTTTGTGAGCTCAGGGTAGCGCCTGTAGCGTCTTTTTGCCATATTAAGCCTCGCAGCTTTTGCATTCGTTGTAAGCGCCGTCTGAATCGTCATGGGCGCTGACCGTCTCGGTGTTATTCGATTGTTTGTATGCTATGTAGTCGGTATAACCTCCAATGTGTTTCTTGAAAAGCCACAGTTGGGGTACAGTTGTCCACTCAGGGTTCCAGAAGCCTTTCTCCTCCGCTTCCACTTTAGTAATTTCTTCGTACCGAACTCCCTCCATAGATAGCTCGTTCTTAAGTTTCACACACCACGGACAACCCTCGCGGGTCACAATCAAAGCAGGAACAACTTCTTTATTCGTAAGAAGGCTGCTTGACTTTAGGTAATAAAGCGACTTTAGCTTCATTTTCCATGCCGCTAGGTGCAGACGAGTAATATACGATGCATCCGACTTCGGGTCGGGAAACAGATTTAGCGATTGACCCTGACACACGTAGGGTTGCCGATCTGCCGCCTGCTTAATAAGCTCAAACTGGTCTACCTCTCGTGCAGTCTTGAACACCTCTTTCTCGTGCTCAGTTAAGCATTCAACACCCTGAACACTCCCCTTGGCCACTAGAATTTGATCCCAAACTTCCGGACCTACTCCTCGATCGCAGAAGATTTTTTCAAGGTACTGGTTCTTTCGAACATAAGTGCCCTTGGCTTGTTTGGCGACGTAGTAGTTTCGGTCTCGTGGCTCTATGCCTTCGGTGCCTGCCCCGCAAATCACACTATTTGTTTTGGTCGGTGCGATCGCGATTAAGTGCGTGTGACGCATTCCGGTGCCCTTGCACCATTCTGGTTCCCCAAACCGCTCGGCCAACTCCTTCGACGCTTTGACTGCTTCTTCCTTCATCCACCGAGTTGTTTCAACATTCAACGCTCGCGCCCCTTGTGACTTCACGGGTAGTCCATGCAGTTGATAGAGGGAGTGAAGTCCCATGACTCCCAAGCCAAGAGCACGGCTTTTCTCTGCGAAACGAACGGATCTACCCATGCCAACCTTGTCTTTGGCTTTGCGTATAAACTCACTAACGACCGCCTCAAGGAAGTGGATCCCAATTTGAGGAACAGTGCGGCCTGAGACAGGGGACTTCCAGTCCTTAAACTCGTCGTAGCGACTCAGGTTTAAGCTGCTGAGGACGCACACGAATGAGTGGTTCTCGTCAGTGTGTAGGAAGATTTCCGAGCACAAATTACTGGTCTTTACAGTCAGTCCCCTTTCTTTGTAGCAGTCCGGGTTCTGGTTATTAGCATTGTCAATAAAGATTAGGTACGGGGTCCCCGAGATCATTCTTGTTCTCAAAACCTCTGCGAACAACTCATGCTTTTGTTTGTCTCCCTTTATCATGGACTCAACCCACTCGTCGGTTATTGTGAGTGCTATGTTTGAGTCTACCCATGTCCTCGGATCCCCTTTTGTGTGATCCTTTGCACGAAGCAGTTCTGGAACGTCCGGGTGATCAATAGGCAGGTAAAAAGCGAATGATCCTCTCCTGACTCCCCCTTGGCTCACAACTCTCGCACAAATGTCGTATTGCTGCATCCAGGGCACAGCACCAATTGATTTTCCACCCCCGGTTATAGGCGACCCTGCAGGACGAATTTCCCCGAAGTAGTTGCCCACTCCGCCCCCACTCTTGCTTAGTTGAGCTACTTCTTTTAAGTGTGAGTAGATAGAGGAAATGCTATCTGAAGGGTGAACAGAGAAGCACGATATAGGCTGACCACGGTATGTACCGAAGTTGGAAGCCACCGGACTCGCCGCGCCGATCCATCCGGACCATAGGCAGTGGAACAAGTCTTCGTCTAGTGTCGGATCTTCGTTTATCTTTGACGCCGTTTTTGCGAGACGGCTAAACATATCCTTCGGAGTCTCACCTACTAATAAGTAGCCATTAGAGAGAGTATGAAGGGCCTCTTCATTCATCCAATGTGGGCGGGTAAGTTCTGTATTCATAGTGATTTCAAGAGTTAAGAATGTGGTTGTAGCGTATTACACCAAGTCTAGAACCAGATCCTTTAAGTTAACTCTCAAAAAGTCCTGAGTCGGTTTTGCAACGTAGGCGTCCCCCGACTTTGCTTGAGCGAAAACGTCTGTACTTGTCGCGCCTGCAGCAATAGGGTCGAACCACTGTTTAATCCTGTTCGCAGACTCTATGTCGACTTGGAACAAGGGTACGGATATTCCAAGCTTAGTCAACCTGTCGTTTGCTCGCCAGCGAAGATAATGCTTCGTGTCCTGCAGAGTAATGGTGTCGAGAGTACGTCCTTCAAAGATCTGGTTAAGGAACGCATCCTCATTTCGGAGTACCGCGTCAAACCCTTGGAAAATCGCCTCGGCCTCACTAGGGGTTAACGGGTCCTCCTTGATTAGCTCACGAAAGAGTTGTATTCCGGTATCGCTGTGCTGTTGCTCGTCTTGAATTGACCATGATATAATTTGCGATAGCCCTCTGTACCTTCCGTTGAGATTCAAGGAAAGAAGGACTGCGAAGGAAGAAAACAGCGAGACACCCTCGGCAGCGCCACTGAATACCGCGAGGGACTCTTTAATGTTTTTCTTTCCTAGAAAGAACCCAATCTTTTGACGGGCTATGGGGTCACCAAGGAAAGCCTCAAATTCGTCTAGACCCAGGGTGTCCGATAAGAGATTATATGCTTCGGCGTGAACAACTTCAGAGAAAGCAAAGGTTCGAGCCACTGCCGCAATCTCATGTTTAGGAAACCACTCCGGAATCTTTGACCAGTAGTCCCCAATGTGTGTCTCAAGAATGGTGAAACCACGCAAAATTCCCCCAACAATCTCACGTTCGCTTTGAGTTGCACTTTGCCAGTCTCGAACATCACTTTCAAATTGTGCTTCTTCAGGACCCCAAAGAGAAAGGCGAGCTTTCTGATAAGTTTTGAAAAAATCAGGGTATTCAAATTCCCCGTTAAGTTTGTAGGCTTCTCGATACTGAGTTATGCTTGGCATTTAGTCGTTCTAAGCGTTTGCGTTCTTTTTCTGCGAGATATCTGTCTCGTGCAGGTTTGTGTTTTTCATGGCTCCACCACTCGGGTTGGTTTCCGTGTTTCCAAACAGCGTACCCTTTCTCGCCCATTAGGTAATTTCGGTACGCTTGAACCGGGTTTGCTGGATCTTTGTACTGGTCCGGCATAGCTTGAACGAACGGTGAGTGGTCTCTCGAACTCGCCGCGTTGAAGTTTTTGTAGAGCAAGGTCCGAACTTCATCTAAGCCGAACAAAGCACCGTGGTATTTGTTGTATCGTTCCCAGTACTCCTGAGCCATACCGAAAGCGTGCTCCACGACCCAGTGAACATTGGCTGGCGTTTCGTACAGCCACTTTGAACAGGGGTGGTAAGCGAAACCTTTCGTCCCGTAGAACAACTTTTCAGACTCCAGGAGAGCCAGTTGCCTATTGAGTCCGGGCTTCTCGATTTTCACCTCAAAGGTGTTAAACGCCCAAGGTGCCAGTAACTGCAAGCTCTCAGTCGTCATTTTTACGACGAGCTTGTCAGGCAGGGATGCTCCCGCGATTTGCGGGTCTTCATGCACTGCAAAGATGTTCATTTGTTTCGAACGAAGTAGTTTAGTTTAGCGTGAAAAAAGGTAAACTCTTCCGAATTTGTTTCAACCAAAGAAAAACCACCCCCGGTTATCCCGAAGGCGGTCACTCGATCTCTTATAAAGATCTCACCAAATTCCTGGTATAATTTGCCCAGTGACTGCGTAAGACCCAAGTGCAGCGACTATTCCAATCATCGCCGCTCTCCCATTCATCCTTTCTCCTAAAAAGTCCCAGTCTATCATAGGCCGGTAGTTTGAGTCTACGGGAGTAATCGGGGGCTCAATTGCAAAGTTGTTGAGCCGACCCTTTTCATCAGAAGTGACTGTCATTTTGTTTGTTCAGTGTTTAAGTTTAGTGGTTGCTAGAAGAGGTGAAACAGCTTTGTCGTACGGTCACAGAGTGGACCCCGAATTCGAGACAACTTGCTCCAAAGGAAGGGTCACCTCGCCGGACTGCTGGTGCTGGCCCAAAGCAGCTAGGCCCGTGGTGAGATTTTCGTAGTCTTCACCCACGCTCTGCCCTTTTCTCTCGGCTTTTCTGCGCTTACGCTCATTCAACCACAGTTGCATGTAAGCAAGTTCACCGGGAGTGTGAAGCTCAGGGTGCTTCAGTGCTTCTTTTACAAGCTTTTTTGCTTTTGTCATCGTTTAATCTCCTGAACAGTGAAGAAAGTGCACCCGAGGTGCATGCAAAAGGTTTGTGCAATTTCCGACGAGGACCGCCCGCCGCAGGTGAACACGTCCACAGCTGCCTGGCCTTTCTCAGGCCACGTGTGAATCGAAATATGACTCTCAGCAAGCAAGATAATGCCTGTCAAACCTTGCGGGTCAAACTGATGAAGGATCGGCTCGCTAAGGGCCACCAACTCGTGTTGGAGCACTGTGAGTCTGAACGCATCTCGAAGCCGATCGATGCAATTTAGCTTGTCGAAGTCAGCGTCGAAAATGCGAACTAGAGCATGAGTTCCAAGACTTTCCAATTCATAAATACCTCAATTATTCAGAAGTGTGCTGTTCTAAAATTTGTTTTACCCCCCCTCTTAGTTCCCTTAGAGACAGGGCACCTTGCAAGAATCCTAGGTACTTTCCCGTTGAACTCAGGAAGAGGTAAGTAGGGAAGTCTATCTCGTAGGTGTCTGAAACTGCGTAGCGTTCGAGACACTGGTAGATTCGAGTCCGTGTTGCGTTCCCATTAAAGTCTCGAAGGGTGTCAAAGGGTATCTCTTGAAAAGAAACTTCGGGAAACCCCTCAAACATGGACTTGTCGAACCGGGACATCGTGTCACAGACTGGACATCCAAGGTCGAACACCTTGGTTACAACAACCGCTGCGTTAGGCTTATTTTCTGTCATTATCCCGCCTCAAATAAAGTTTCGAAGTTCGGGACTAACCTCACGCACTTTTTTGGTGAAACGTGAAATGTGGCCGTTTGTAGCCTGTTTCGTAAGCCCATACTTTTGAGCAACTTCCCCCTGTCGCATTGCCTTTCTGCCAAGTAGTCCGAAACGGTCGCAGACGATTTGTGCTCTCTTGCTGTCAAGAGAACCACAACCCTTCTTTATAATGTCTGCAATGTCTATGCGAGCAAACTCTTCTTTCAGCTCGTAAGCGTTCGGGTCTTCAAGGTTGTTCGACCAGTCTGACTGCTCTAAGGATAGCGCAAATTTGGGGTTCTTTTTCTCTTTTCGTGCAGCACCTTGAACCGCACCACGAACATTAGGGTAGATCCACGTCATTGGGCGAATACCTCGCCCGTTGACCCTGTAGTTAAGGTCAAACGTTTTGATAGCCTTTACGATGCCAAGTAAACCCTCTTGAACAAGATCATCGTAGATATAATCGTGACCCATAAATTTGTACCTTATAGCAAACTTATGAACAAGGGGTGTGAACTGCTTCAGAGTCTCTGTGACCGCTAGAGAATCTCCTCGAACTGCGTTGTAAAAGGTTTCGTCTGTGTACATGGTGTTTTTCAACTACAATAAGTATAGCGCCTCTGAGGGGAAAGGCAAAGCCGGTATCCCGGCGTTTTTAGGCGGGTATCCGCCATCCCTCACGCTTGTGAATTGTGATATTCTTCCAAAAGGTCTTTGGAAGGCAATCTTTCGTGGTTTTGCCGCATTACCCAAACGCAAGCTGCTTTCTGAGTGACCCAAGCCGTGTAGAGCTGCTTAGTCAGTACCTTCAGCTCTTCAAGGTTAGTACAAGAATCAATGTCCCTGTGAAACCTCTCCATCTCAAATGTTTGGGTTAAAGTCAGGGAGATGGCATCAGAACTCATGGTTTTCGTCAAAGTAAATAACTTGAACACGAACCTCACAAAGAAGGTCGCTTGCAATTTTGAAACTGTCGGACCACTTGGACCCGGACAGAACTGGTGCTGGGCAGATAATCTTCTTAACACCTGCCTGAGCGAGCATGCTTGCGCAAGGCGAACACGGATGGCGAGTTATGTAGGCTGTAGCCCCGAGCAGAGTGGATCCCCTGCGTGTGGCGTCGATTATCGCATTCCGTTCGGCATGAATAATCACCTTGTTCTTGTAATCTGAGTCTTTTAGGCGGTGAAGATCATCAGACAGTCCTTCAGGAAAACCGTTGAATCCCTCGCAGATTGCCCTTTTGTCCTTAACCATTACACACCCAACTTTTTGCTTCGGGTCTTTACTCCAGGAGGAAATTTCCTGGGCCCGGCGAATAAATCTTCGGTCCCACACAGACAAAAAAGGGTTGATGTCCGGTGTGAAATCAGCGATTGTCACCGCTTCCTGAAAGAACACCACGTGCGGCTCGAGAGGCTAGCTTGTCCAAGTTCATTTGTGCAATATCCTCAAGGGAATAGTCAATTTCTGTCGCGAGTTGCGACAAATACCAAAGCACGTCTCCAGCTTCTTTCGCAATTTGGTCTCTCTTTTCATCCGTGATAACTCCCTGGTCGTCTCGAATAATCTTCTTAACTTTCTCCGCTATCTCTCCAGTTTCCCCACTCAATCCCAGTGTCGGGTACACGAAATTCGACCCTAGATTAGGATAAACTGCAGTGGCTCGTGATTTTTCTTGGTAAGTGTTTAGATCCATTTTGTTTCAGCTTGTTGAAATGTGTTTGATTGTTTGGGAAGGGTTAGTAACTAAACTCAATTTCCTGGACTTCGCCTTGCTCAGCCATTGTTCCGTAAGATTTGAAAACGAGCCCGAGGTTAAAGCGAATTGTTGTAGGGATTTTCCCCACAAACTTGGCCACACCCTTCAGTATGCTCTGAGCTGAAAGAATTTCGTAGTCGAACGTCTCAACGCTAGTCTCAGGGAGAAAGACATTAAGGCTCAAGTGGCCACCATCAGGAAGAAACTGGTAAGTGGTCTGTCCGACAACTATAGCCCCTTGGTTATCGTTCAGCTGGGAGCGCAAGGTTACTAGCAGTACCATCCACTCAACATTATTATAGTTCCCCTCAAACGGAGATAGAAGGTCGAAGGTCGAAGGTGAAACCCGGTAGCCGTAGTCAGCTTCAGACTCCGCCACCACTGCAACGTGGCTCAGATGAACTCCGTAGTGACCGGACTTTCCTCTTTTAACGAGGCTCTCGTTAAGGTAGCTGTGGGGGTCCTTGTAAGTTTGTGCCATTTGGTTCAGGATGTTCGTAAACTACGTAGCCGCCGTTTGTGACGTTTCGGAAAGGGTCGTTTGGGAGCACTTCCGCTGTATTATTGCGAATGCGGTTCTTTCGTAAACTCCCCTCATCGCCGAACTGAGGGTGCTTTCCGAGCAGGTCCCAGACGTGTCGCTTTGACTCAATGCTGAAAGACCCAAAGTAGCGGTCAACAGCGTTGTTTTCAGACCCTGATGTTGTTCTCAGGGGGTTGGCTTCTGAAAACGTCTTCTCTCGGGGCTGAGAGAGGTCGTCTCGCGACTTCACTTTACGACTTAAAGATCTCTTCAAGCCGAAAGTACCCGACCCATTACCATACCCGCCCTGAGAGTTTATCGGAGTGGGTAGGTCGGGTTGAGACTCTTTCGGATTTTGAAAAAGTTCGTCCATCAGTTCAGAGGTAAGCGCAAGGAAGGTACGAAAGAGTTCTCGCTCACTTTGCGAACACCGACGATATACCGAGTCGTAAAGTACTGCCCAGGTTCGGGAACCAAGTAGCCGAATTTCACAATTTGCCACAGTGACACAAGGTGAAAGGCGTAAGCAAGATGCTCTGTCCCCTCTATGAAGGTCTTCACAAGAAGGCGAGGAGTGTACAACTCACAGAGACAACTCAGTTCCTGAACCGTTCCAATCTTGTCGTACAACCCTGCGGGGTCATCTGCCAAGACAAAACCCTCGGATTCCAGTTGCTCCTTGAGCCTAAGTTGCTTTTGGCATTCGTATGTAAAAGAATCCACGAGGGTTTGTTCAGAGTTTTGTATGTTCATACTTTTACCCCTTTAGCCTCGTAGAGTTTTTTACGTGCGGATTCTCGGAACCTTTCAGCAACATCGGGTGAGTAGTTCTTGTCAAGAAGCCAATCGTCACAGCAATTTGTCTTAGGGTTAAGTAGTCTTTGTTTGTCCATGTCTTCCATGGATTCAACTAGCTTTTCCCCTTCCAAAACAAGTTCCTCTTGAGCGTGACGACAATTGTTCCAGTTTTCAATGACGTAGTTCGCCTCGCCACCAATCTTAAAACCATCCCTCATCACCAGCTTTTCCATTATCTCTCGAATTAGCGTCAGAGCTGTTTTGTCCTTGGTCTCTTGCCGCTGACCCGTCGTTTCGTCGAACAGAAACTCTCGTGCGAGGGAAATTGCCTTTCTCACAGATTCCCACCTTAGCTCTCGGAAACCTTGGTAGTAATGTGTCGACGGACGCCCTGCGTTCTCCCACTCTTTTTTCATGCTCGCAGTTAAGTGTTGGCACGACGGGTCCACTCCCACAAAGTAAAGAGAACTGAGATACTCGTAGAGAACGTCCGGCGTCAGCTCGGGCATGAAGCTAAGGTCTGACCCCGTTCGAACCGAGTGAGCGAACGCCATGGCATTAACGAGTGCCTGTGTGACATCGGCTTTGAATCGGATCCTTTGTCGTGTGGTCCAATAGCGCACTTCAACCTGAAGGCGATTGATGCGGGGATCAGCTACATCGTTAATGATTTCCCAGAACCTATCGGTAGCGAGGCGGAGACACCAAAGATACAACGCATCAGCACTCACACCTAGCTTATTAGCGAGGTAAGGAATGTGTGCTCGTGGGCGAAGGTCGGGAGACCCCTCTGACACTGTCCCTTTCGTGTTCTCGATGTTTTTTGTTACCTCGTACTCCCTATATGTACTAATGAGCTTAATTCGATCTATGATCCCGGGGTCGAGATCGTAGGCAAACTTACTGTTCCAGTCATTGGAGTTAACCAATATGACTGTCTTTGGCCAAATTTGCTCGGCCTTCTCGAACTTTTCTTCTACTTGAAATACCATGTGTTCAGACAACCTCGCTATGGTTATCTCGGGTCTTACCCAGCTGAATGTTACCATTCAGAGCAGACTATATCTTACTCCCCTTAGGGAGTCTTCCCGTTTCGAACCGCTTGGCTCTACTCTCTTTCGAGATAGTCGTTAGGCTTTCAAACCTTTCGGTTTGTTTAGCACGGTAGATTGCCCGTGGTACACACGGGGTTCCCCCGTTTAGGGAAGTTTGCTCTCCGGTGTTTCCACCAGAGGGGGCTATACCGTCAAGCTAACCCATTCGTAATCAGAATTTTGGTCTCCTCAGAAGCAAGGAACTTCTTGAGAGAAGCCAAGGAGGTATCATCCTTGTATGCTATGTCACTAAGAGCAGCAGCTTTAAGGCCGAAGCGATCCTCAGTCGATTTAAACGTGTGAGTTACAAAACCGCACTTGGAAAAAGCTGCGGTCATTCCATTGAAGAGAGTCGACTTTCCTAATCCAGCATCCTTACCCACAATCACCCCCGCCATACGAGCAGTGTGATCTACAGGCTGGTCCTTTCCCGGTGGCAAGTGATTTGACCTGCCGACACCAATTCGCCCAATAATTAGTCTAAGCATTTCCCTCTCGGCTTCAGGAAAGATTGAGAAAACGTCAGCTAAGGTCACCATTTGCAGAACAGGGTTGAACCAGTCTCTGTCGGGAACCCACGACCTTGGATTAGAGACAGGAACTCCACCCCACCGAGCCGCAGGGTCAAACGTATGGCCGTAACTTAGCGTGTCATGAATGCTCTTGCTCATGTTTATTCTCTTCATCTTCAGCAGCCGCTCTGTGAAAGAGACGAGATCTGAGTCACCGGCTTTCGGCTTGAATAAAGGTTCCCAGAAAGTTCTTACGTCGTCTGGACACAAGTCAGGGTGAAAACAGGATTCGATCTTCTCAAAGTCGTCGTACACTGATATGTCTTGCAAAGGGTTGAAGTCTGCCGGGTACTGAATTCCCCTTACCATTACAGGTGGCGTGGGCTTCAGAATGCGGTGCCTACAGTGATCACCTGACTCGTCAATTTCAACAACGAACCCCCTCGCCTTCAGTAGAGTAATGCCTGAGTTGTAAAGCTCGGACACTTTTGTGGGTGCTCTTTTTTTCTTCTCTTGTTTTTCCTCTCCGTCTTTCTTCGACCGGAAGGACGCTGCCTTGTTTCGCTCTTTTGCTTCGGTTAGTATTCCAATCTCTTGTTTCGTACTTCCGAGTCCCCCGGAAAAGGGATCTGCCATGTATCCTCTTGTTGTTTAGGTTTGACGGTGTAGTATAGCAAAAGACCCCAGCGGTAAGCCAGGGTCTTGTTGTCCCAAGAGTTTAACTCAGGGACTTAAACTGTTGGTCAAAAGTCCAGAGCAAAGCTCTCAGGGTTCTGAACAAAGTTCGGACACTTCAGTGTCACTTTCGCTGCAGCGTTGCCGTTGTACTCGAAGTGCTCAAGAACCTTTAGAGTTGCGGGAGCGTCAGGAGTAATCAAGGGCTCAGCAGCAAGAATCTTCTTCATCGCGGAGTTCGGCTTGACAATCACCCAGTCGGAGACTTCGGTTTCTTGGTCTATCCACTCTCCCTCGACTTGAACGCGAACTGGTGCCACGAATGGCTCAGTCACTTTCGCTTGCAGGAAGTAGTCGGTACCGTAAGCACCACCTTCCTTGACTCGATAAGAAGTGATTGTGTATTCGCCTAAAGGTAGACTCGCGACTTTGACGAACGGACCAACAAGACGCTCTCCCCCTGTGTTTTCACCACGCTTGGAGAGATCCGGTGCGGCATAAACCTTTTCAGCAATCGCTTCGGGATTTTCATCGAGCAAGAGTTCGAGAAGATCTGCGGGAAGTTCTTCCTTAATTTCCTTCTTTCGAATTGTAATAGGAAGAGTGTAAAGAGTACCGTCTCCTTGTACGGACACAGAAAGAACGGGCTCGGTGTATTTGCCGATCTGCTCATCCTTAAAGGCGAACTTTAGTCCTTTCGGGGCGTTAGCCACTCCGACCTTGCCAGGAGCCAACAGAAGGGGAATATCCCGATCACCCCAACGAATTACAAGGCCACCTACCTCCGTAGAGAAGATTGTGGGAGAGTAAAGACGTTGAAATGTCCCATTCGGGTCAGCCTTCACAGTAAAGGTAGACGCCTCGGGATCGAAATCCTCGCCAGTTAGCGCACGAAAGATGGTTGACAATCCAATGCGGTAAGACTCGGGCAGAGCCTTGTTTGGAATGTCGGTGTATGCCCTTGTGTAGCTCTTTGACTCTAACCTTGCGCGGTTTTTGTCATCGAGTTGGGGCAGAATTTTGAATGTAGTTACAGCCATTGTGTTACTTGTAAAGAACGCGAAAAACTGAGCCCTATTGCCCAGCACGTTCAACACAAGTATAGGCTTGCCCTGGACTAGTAAACTCCAGTGTTGCCCCCTACGTTTTGCCAATGCGACGAAGATTCAACTGCCTGACCTTCTCGAACGGTAGATCAACAACACCGCTTCCGTTCACAAACTTGATGCCCAGCTCCTTTGTCAAATAATCGTACAAGCCCCGGTCTGTCACTAAAGTCTGAGAAGTTCCAAAAAGTTTTGCTAAAAGATGAAAGGAGTCTGAGACTGCCGATGTGGTCGAGCCTGAAGCGTTCGGTGCAACTTGTCCGCTCGATGGCTCGGAGTAGGTTTGCGCAGGGTTGTTAAACCCTAGAGAACCCCAAGCGTAATTGTGCCAACTCTCCAGAGTTCCTGTGCTTCCAATCAAGTTTTTCTCTTTGGCTTTGCCGAGCCAGGTCTCGCCGAGTGCCTTATTCATGAGATTCCCGAGGCCATATTGACGACTAGCTTGAATGGAAACTTCCACTCCGCCATCCGTCTGAGTGTACTCAATGCCATTAACAATCCAGTCTTCTATGAAAGTTCCACTGAAGTTTGGAATAAATATGACATCGTTCGGCTTCACACCGGTAAGGGCAGGACACATAAAAACAGACGCACTTAGCTTGGAACTGCGCTCTTGCTGTATCTCCAGTTTTCGCTTCTCCCCGTCTTGATTTTCCTTTAGGCGCACCCCTGGTCTGGCACGAGAGTTGGCCGTGTTTCCTGCCCCACTCTTGCTCTGGGACTGTTGAGCCGCAACTGCTTGCTGGCTTTGAGGAGTTGTCGTCGCAGGTTGCCCCTGTGTCCCCGGCTGCGCAGGTTGAACTTTTTCTTGCGTGCTTTCCAAGCTTGTTTGAGTCTTTTGAGGGGGCTGCCACTCAGACGTTTTTGTAATTGTGTTTATGATCCCTGGGCCAAGGAAGTACCCATACCGGACGGTAGGGTCGGGGAACTGGCTCTGCGGTGCGAGTTCTTCCACCGTGGTCTTATCTGACAGGTACGGACCCAGCACCACGCAACTTGCAGAAAGTTTTTGAGAAGTTCCCGGAGAAACAATGTTCGTCGCCATAACGAGCCCACCCGTTTGCTCAACGAGATTTTTCACACTGTCAAGGTAATTGGACCCCTCTGAGTAGTTTGACAGAACTTTTGTTGTTTTCAGACTTTCTTGCATCTGCTTCGTGACTTTCACAAGATCATACTTTTCGACCCCGAACGTGTAGTCAAGCTGCGATAAATTTGCAAGAGGCGACGTTCCCTGGTCGCTAGCTTGCGCCGTACTCTTTATATTTGCATTCACGAGCCCGTCGAGTTCAGACGCGAGTTTCACTTCCAGCGACATTTCCTTCCCGTATACCTCTGTCTGTCCAGACCAAACGAACGAAAAGGTGATGGAGCGTCCGTTCAAGTAGTAGTACCGAACCGTAATTGTGCGGTTGAGCGCAGTTTCCAGTAGTTTTTCGTAGACGCTGAATGCGGCGCCAGTCGGATTCCATCTCATTGAGCCAGTCGGGGTTTGCCCTGAGTCTTGTAAAGACACCCTCACATTGTACACCAGTGGCTGGTTCGTTAGCCCCGTTGCGCTGCTGTCGAAGTTGTAGTTCATCAGGTTCACGTCTCCCCAAACAACTTCACAGCGAGGAATTATCAAACTGTTTGCCATATTAGTGATTCCTAAGTTCGTCAACAACCATTCCAATTCGCATAGCGACCAAAGAAGCGAGTTCCTCTGAGTCTTGATTCGGCTGTTGATAAATTGTTATTGGGGCGTGAATCGTTGAGCTACCGAATCCTTCAGACGTGTTGGAGGTGATCGAAGTGACTTTCGCCGACGGTGGCATCATTTTTCTCTCCCAAGACTCGGCTTCCTTTTGGTTGGAGAAGAACGCAGGGGTCCCCTTCCCGAGAGCGTACGCTACGTGAACATGATCCATGTGGTTTGGAATTGTCCACGGAACCTTCACACCGTTTTTAATGCTGAAGCCCAAGGGTGTGTAGTAAAGCTCTGCCATTCTACCCCCCGAAGTAGAGGCCAGTCGCTGAGCATAGGCGAGCATCGCGCCAGGTGAGCCCGCTACGTCAATAGCTCGTCCGGCGTAATGATACGACCCAGGGGCGTGTTTTCCTCCCGTTGTCGAGGTTATTACGAGGCCCATACTTTGAGCCAGCGAACCTGCCGCGCCTAAGCTTCCCGACATCATTCCCAGTGCTCCCCCAAACATTCCCCCAGCAGAGGACGCCATTTGAGAGATTTGTTTTCCGATCGCCGAGAACATGGACGCTGTTTGGTTTTGGTTGCTATTCAGCTGTTCCTGAACCTTTGAGAACATGTTGTTATTGTGCTCCTGCGCTTTTGATAAGGCCGAACCAAGATTGTTTATTTGAGTTTGGGACTCAATAACTTGGCCGGAGACTTTGAACAATCCCTCTGTGAATTGCTTACCGTTTTCGGTGTACACTTGGTTGTTCACGTTCATTGTGGTTGTGAGCTGACCAAACCCCTCTTTAAGAGTCTCTATGAAAGAACCCACTCCAAGGCCTCCAGCAGCAGGTATAACAGTTTCACTGCTATTTGCTATTACAAGACTGGAATTTGAGGGTTTATTCGCCATTTCGAAGTTGATTGCTTGTCCCAAACTCCCTGAGAAAGGGTTTGCACTACCAAACGCGGCTGCTTTCGCCTTTGGCTCTCGTTCAGGTGTCTTACCGGCGGAAGGTATAATCGTCTCACTGCTATTTGCTATTACAAGACTGGAATTTGAGGGTTTATTCGCCATTTCGAAGTTGATTGCTTGTCCCAAACTCCCTGAGAAAGGGTTTGCACTACCAAACGCGGCTGCTTTCGCCTTCGGTGCTCTTGTAGGAGTTGCACCGCTAGCTGGTCTCGGAGACGCTTTGCTACTCCCCGGCACACGGTCACTGATCCAACCCCCGATGTCAATCGCAATGTCGTTAATCTTGCTACCAATTGCCCTGAAAAGATTTCCGATTGCGCCTACGATTATGCCACCTAAGCCCACCACGCTTTCCGCAGCCCCGATAAGAGTTTCAATTATACCGCTAAAGATTTTTTTAACGCCCTGAACTATCAATTGCTGATTTCCCGTGAATATGCCCACGAGTAAGTCCCAAATTCCGGTGAAGAAATTCGTAAGTCCCCGAAGTATATCACCCAAGCCCCCTAAGAACAGTCCGGCTGCCGAAGCGACCCAGTTTGTGCTCTCGGATAGTTTGGCCCCAGTGTCTTTCATCCAGTCCGCGAGCATTCGCAACGGACCTTCGAAGATTACAAAGCCCGCTACGAGAGCCACAATGCCTGCCACACCCGCCAGAGCACCTCCCGCCAAACCAGCAAAAACACCCATGAGCATGTTGCCGAATCCCATAATTGCGAGGGGAACCACCCCCGCTATTACAGCACTGATGAAAGCTGGAGCAGCCAACAACAGAAAAACCTTTCCTAGGGCGTCGCCGAGCGGTGTAACACCTTGGAGTGCATTACCGTTGTTGAACAGCATCTTAAGGATAATATCCTTGAAGGTGTCAAGTACAATTTTCATGTACCTTTCACCGTTCACTTCACCACCCTTAAACCCCTTCATGAAGTCCGACAGGAATTTTTGGATACCCGTTCCAACGTCTTTTCCTGCCTGTTCGGGGTTGAAATAGCTTGCAAGTGCCTTAAAAGTCTCTGCTAAGCCCCTGCCGAGTGCTTCAGCTAGGCTCTTCTTACCTGAGGCTATATCAGACCCTAAGTTCTCAAAGTTGTCCTGCAGTTCAGTTAAAGGTCTCGCAAGAGCCCCGACAATTGAGTTGACGGGTCCTATCAAAAGGTTCCCCGCTGAGTTCATCATGTTAGCAAAACTTTGCAACAGCGGCCCGAATTGAGTCGCTATCACTTCGATCGGAGAGTCTGCTGACTTGTAGAAGTCATCGAGGTTTTTTATAAATCGAACTCTGTTGTTCTTCTGTTGTTCCTCAATCTTCTGTATCTCAGCCTCTTTCCTGCCTTGTTTCGCAAGTGCTTCTAAAACTTCCTTGTTGCGCCTGTCATACTTCGCTATTTGCTTGTCTCTCGCACCACTTGAGGTCATCATTGCTAAGGTCTTCTCTCCCTGTTTGCCAATGTCTGCTGTTAATGTGAGAATACCGGACGGACCGAGAAAGGTGTCGTTCACGGACTGCATACCACCCGCGATCGTGTTTTTAGCCTCTTCAAGAGCAGCCTCAGGCATTGCGATCGAGAAACCGTAACTGGCTGCCTTGATCCTTCCCTCGACAGTGTTACCGAACTTTTTAAGACCTTCTTTGAGGGATGAGACGAGGATCGGGTTGTTTTCAAAGACGGATAATTGTCTGTTGATTGTCCCCGATCCAAGGAACTGTGTAACTCCCATAGCAGCCTGGGGTGCGTACGCTGGACTAGTAATTACAGATCCGATTTGGGAGTACAAGATAGCGAGTTTCTTGCCGACGCCGTTTTCTCCCCCCATCACTTCATTTAGTTTCTCCCTACTTACAATAGAAAGGTCTGTGATGCCTTTCTCCTTTAGCATCACAGGGAGCAGGTTGTCGCCGAGCTGTCTTGACAGAATTTGTATGGTTTTTGAGCTTACTGTACTTGTTCGAATAATCTCGTTAATCGCGCTATCCATGGAGCGACTAATGTTCTTCGTCTGAAGGTACATATCGTTCGAAGCGTCCTTCAATGCCTGACCCTCTTTGCCGGCCAGTCCCTGTTTGAACATTCCCTCTTTATTCAGGGACCCGAACAAGGAACCACGAGCCATGACATCTCCAAGCTGGTCTTGAACTGCCTCAGAGTATCTCTTTCCTACGAACCCTAGACCCTGCTGAAGGATGTTTACAGCGGAAGAGGCCCCCGCTGTTAAAGCATTCGCAAACCCTTCTCCTACTTTTATGAGTGCGTTTGCCTCGAGAATTTTCCCCAGAATCTTTGCATCTTCCTGCGCTGCCTTTAACCCGGACTTATCGATGGGGAGCCCTTTCTTCGACACCGAGTCAAGGTCTTTGCCAAGCATCTGAACTTCTTCGCGAGCTGCTTGAATACCGGATTTGTCGAACTTAAACTGAAGCTTGTTCAGAGTCTTCATTTCATTCTGAAGAGTCTTCAGCTCTGAGTTAGCCGCCTTAAATCCGTCTCGCAAAGATGCCGCAGCATTATCCTTGCTGAGGGGTTTGCTCAGCTTCTGAAACTCCTTATTTAGATCCCTTAGCTTCTTGGTAATTTGATCGTCAAACTTACCAATCAGTGTAAAGGTCTTATTCTCCGCCATTCTCGTGTCTCGTGCAGCAATAGCAGGGTGTTAATAGACTTTACCCCGTAGAACTAAAACTGTCCTTGACCCTGGGGCAATGTCTTACGAACTTCAACCCCCTTGTTAGAGTAACTTACGGTACTTTCACCCTTTTTATTCACATTGACTCTCACATTTGTTGCTCCGGGGGGTACACCGGGAATTTTTGTTGTCGGCGAAACACCTTGATTAGTTTGTCCGGCCACGCCCCCTCCCCCCCGAGAAGAACTCGCCGGCGCCCGATTTACAACCACCGGACGAGTCGACAGAACACTCGCAACGGCACCCAAATTCGAGGTAGTCCCAGAAACTGTTTTGCTTGCTACATCTCTCCCGTCATCAACTTGGTACGAGGGAACTTGTGAAAAGGAAATGTCAACCTTGGCACGTGTTGCAAGGCCAGTCAAGTCTCTCATTTCCTCCTTCACTTTCACTTCTTTAATGAGAAAGCATCCACCGTCAACATCACCGTATCTCTTATTATTTGCATAGACCCAATACACGGGTACCTTAACGTAGCCGTTTTGCGTGTCCAGTGTGAAACTCAGGAGTTTTTCCAAGTCAGAAACCTTCCCTTCAATGGTCTTCCCCCTTGTGAAACCCTCCACAAGAGCGTTTGACATACTTAGTTCCCTCATTCCCCGGCTGCCCGATATCACGGGTGGCAGGTTTGTGCCGAAAATTGGAACTCTATCCACCTGAACGGCGGTTGACCAGGAAATTTCTTCAGGTGCGCAGATAAAGTTCCACACTGAGGACTGTTGTGAATCTTGAGAGAAGGGTTGTCCTACTGTGGAGCTTGTAAGAATCTGCGGGATCGTCGATATTGCCTTAAATGCGTCAGGGCTCCCAAACGGAACACCACGAAAGGAACCCGCTAAGTTGGCTTGTTTTGTCAAGTCTCCGAGGACAGCTCCAGAGGCACTCTGAAATGCTGCTGAGTAGTCGGCCTTCGGTGTTGGGGGCAATCCCCCTGAAGACGGAACACTTTGCCCTGCAGGTAGAGATGTTTGAACACCACTCCCACCCCTACCCGACACTTGATCCGTAATTTCCGCCTGGGCTCCAGAAACTGCGGGCTTAATAGAAAACACCACGTCAGCGCCATTTGTTCCGGGATTGTAAGCGTACCCTTGGTAATCCGCGTCTGGCTCGTTTCCTGCCCCTGGAAAGAATTTAGTTGGGCTACTTACTGTTGCTGGGAACATCGTACCCAGTATGTCTCGCGACAAGTCACTAACCGCGTTTCCCGCAAAGTCTTGCACCAACGAACCCAAGGGGCCAAGGGCTTTTGAGTTGACAATCGAAGCCGTCAAGGACTGGGATATGGCTTTACTACCAGTTGAAATTAGCCCAGGTGTTACTGCCGAGCTCAACAGCGAAGTAATTGACTGCGGGCTTAATCCTGAGGAGCTTGCCCATTGGTTTGACAGTTTGGGGCTTAATGCTACCTTGACTGCTGAGGATGCGACATTATTTATTAGACCCCCTGCAACACTGTTCACAAGGGAGTTTGAGCTTACTGAGATTGTGGGAATGACTCCGGAAAAGGCCATTATTTCCACCCCTGGCTACGGGTTTTCTTCATGCTAGTGTTCTTCTTATCGTCCCTCTTCACATCTTTCACAATTTGTGGAATTGCATCGAGAGAGGACTCGTCTAGGCGGTATGTGCAAATCCACCCCTGCTCAGTCGGCGCAATCTCAAAGTTGAAACGGTGACTGTCATACTGAAAAGTTCCTGCGAACGTTCCGTCATCAACTTGCAGAAAGTCGTTCGAGCTTGAAGGGTACTTGCCCTTAGAATCACGAATGCTGTTAACTGAGTCTCCGAAAACGCTCCCGATAACACTTGTAAGAACCCGCTCAACTTTTTCGGCAGTTCCTAGGTTATCCTCAACGAAATTGTCTGAGAGAACCTGAGGGTCGCTTTCGCTATTCCAGAGCTTTTCGGGAAATATACTTTCTATGGACTCTGCAGACGGCCAGTGGTCAGGGTTTACCTTTTGTAGCATTTCCAAGGTCTCGTCAACTTCTTCAGTGCTCAAGTCCCCTACTCCATCAACCTTTGAAAGTGCAGAGACTAGTGAAACGTCTCCATCAGCGAATTCGTGGGCAAAGTTATCTAGGTAACTCTGAGGAATGCTCGCAACATTTCCTCCGCACGCTTCGAGAAGAAGGTGCGCCATTGAGCTACAATGAGCAAAGTAGGATAAGTCGGACTGCATCCAAGAACAATCATTCTTCCTAGTTTTACCCGTTTTACCGCCCTAAAGTCTCGTTGGTGAATCTAAACCCACCTTAGCAAATTGAACTAGGGTTTGATCAAAGTGGTCACTCCGAAGGTTAACTCCGGGTTCATTTAAGCATTCTACAAGGTTTTCATACCATGGTGCGTCCTTTTCTATATTGTAGTCAGGGTTGGGTTCGGTCAAATCAAATAAGGATTTTGGGCTGCCGGGTGGCAAATTATCTCCCATGTCACCAAATTTAACCTTCCAGTCGGCGAGATTTTTGGGGTGGTCTAAGTCGAAACCCATCCTCCACTTAGTATGCTCAATTACGCCTGCATTGTCTACAAGTCTTGCTTGAATTTTCTCTTTCGGGAAGGGGACACGAGTATTGGCAAAATAGACTTTATGTTCGTCTGCGCAACATTGGGACCAGTCTCTGTCGAGGGTGGATAGCAAAATTTGCCGGTCTCTTACAACAGTCCCAGGTTCGCTATCTCGAGAAAGCCGATAAACGGCACCGGCAATATCGTCGGCTTCAAAGCCCTCCTGAGAGAACACCGGATAGTACTTGTTGACGTATTCCCACCCTATGTCAAAGATGCGCCAAAACGTATCTGTCTTGTCCCCCCGAGTACCTTTGTAGTTAGTTGGAATCTCTGATATATCTTTCCCTTTCTTCTCGGCATATTCCACCCAGGCGGTCTGAACTTCTGTGGACTCCATCATGACCCGGTCGCGCCAGTAGTTCCCTGTGTCTTTGAACCGACTATCCGCAACCACGACTATACGGTAGGGGTGCCTCGGGAGCATATCTGGCCCTCGGTTAATTTTTAGGGCCCAACACCCTTTTATCAGTTTGTCCTCTACATCCTTATTTACAGACCCCTCGACTTTATCTTCGAACCACCGTTTCACGTCGTGTAAATAAACGTGGAAATCAACAACTACGAGTGGGGCAGGGTTACTATCGAGCTTAAAGTAGGACTCTAATTTTGGTCTTGGCGTTTCACTTTCACTCATATAATTCAGCGGTAGCACCCTTATTCTAGGGTCTATCGCTATTCGTAAACTATATTGTTTTCGGCATAGGTAAGTCTATGTAGTATGCCGGAAGGCCAACTTCTTCCTCGGAAAATCGTGAGTCAGATAAACTGTGCCATTCACCTGATTTGAAGAGCCACACGTCACAATTTGACACTTGAAAGTCCCCACTCCTATCCGAGAATGCGACCAAGTATTCTTTGTCGACCGGGGGGGAATCCTCCGCAATCTTCCAGAATCCTTTTGCGATTTGATTATTCATGTTGTGGGTAATTGTGCTCTTAAGATCTCAACTTCGGCCTTTAGTTTCAAAATCTCACGATCCTTCTCGTCTTCAGCGTATAAGGGCTTTTGTGTCTTCTCATCGAACAGAGAGCGATAGATGGTCGGGAACTGTGTTGAGAAGATTGTTCGAACTGCCCGTGCTAGCTCAACGTGCTCCCACTGTGCCACACCTTCATCGTCTCTCACTCTGATGTAGTGAATGAAGGAGCGGACGCTTCCCTTCAGGTACATGCGAGTGTAGACCCCTTCAGGTAGCACAAATCGGGCCATCTCTTTTGCGATGCCCTTGTCCAGAAGGTTCGTATAGGACTGAATCGCTGCCTTATACGCAAACTCAAACTCAGCCAACATGAAGTCTGTGAGGCTGGGGTCCTCGGCTAAAAAGCTGTTTTGCCGGTTCTTGGTGTCCTGCAACCGCGCCTGTTCAGGCATGTAGAAAAGGTCTTTGTACGTCGGTAAGTCATCCGTGTGCTTACGCATCCTTTCTTGGTTCTCGTATCGTCCCGAGAACTGCTGAAACTTGAACGAACTATGCCTAAGAACCTGAACAGAAATTGCAAGCGGCGTCACAACTTCCACTGTGAGATCGGCCTGGTCAAACACACTCCAGTGGCCTTCTTTCGCACAGTACTTGAGCAGATGCTCAATTTTAGGGTTGCTCTGGTCTTTGCTCGTTACTCGTGCGATGTAAGCTATCAGCTCCTCCCCTTGTGGAGTGGTGCTTACAAGGCGAGACTTGCTTGAGCCTTCGATGAACCAAGGGTTGTTATTCTCCATGTCAAGAAGCTCCCTGTGAGGTTAGACGGGCTTCGAGTCTATCAGCAATCCCCGCGACAATCTCAGCCATAGTGGCTACGGCAGTGGAGTCATTGATCTTAATAACCAGGTCTTGAACACTGAAAACAGGGTGTTCCACGGGCTCATTCCCCCTTTGTGACTCTTCACCCGAGGACAATGCAAGAAACTCGTCGTAGTCTAACGGATAACCTATTGCTCTCAAGAATCGCTCAAAGTTCTCAGTCATTTCGCTAAGGTCCGCCTCAGACGAAAACTGCATAGACACTCGTGGGTCGGATGGATCTTCGGCGTCAATGAAAGCTGGGAACCCCTCGGTGGAAGGCTCGTATAGGAAGGTAATTGTACCAAACATTGTGTTCAAAAGTCGAGAGAAATTTCATCAGAGCTTAACGCGGCGAGATCTAAGCCTTTCGCCATGAGATCCATGATACGGACGGTAGATATGCAGTCTGCAAGGGCGTCGTGTGCAGGCAATCCGGACAAGTTCGGAAGTTTCTGCCAGCGTACGCCGCCCTTGCTCTCATTCCATTCACCCTTCCATTCCGAGTACCGGTCCATGCAACAACTCGCCCCCGAAAATTGGGGAACCGCCATGTTGTACTTCTTATACAAGTGCATTAAAAGAGCAATGTCAAAATCTGCGTTGTACGAAACAACGTGCTTACCATCTAGGATGAAGGATATTAGCTTTGCAACTTGAGGGAAGACAGGGCTCTCACTGACCATGTCGTTAGATATGCCGTGTATTCCAACAAGCTGGTCGCTCATTGGCTGAGCGGGTTTTATCAGCATGGAAAACAACGGTCGCATAGCGGTGTTTGTCACAGTGAGCTGAACAATTTCCGTTGTGGGGTCGTTTCTCAGAATTCCCGTGGTTTCGCAGTCGATGACCACCGTTTTTGCATCAGCAAGGCGCTCTTTCGCCCACTCTGACGATTTTCGCTTGAGCTCTTTAAACTCTAACTCTGTTGGTTTCACTGTTTAGGTAAGTTTTCTAAGGCGGGGTCGTCCGCTTCAGCTTTATTGTAGGTTGCCTCTAAGAGAGGTAAACTATGGGCGTCACGGTACTCCCTCTCGATCCTTTCGTGCCATTCTATCACCTTCGTGAAAGCAACGATTAGGTCAGTTGCGTAGCCTCGGACTCTCTCTCGGTTTCCCGGTCCGTCTTGCAGAACAAACTCAAAGTAAGTTCGTCCGTCGTGGTCGTGGCTTTCGACTTCAATTTTCATAGTCTTCAGTGAGAGTTACGGGGAGGATTCCGAAATCTTCGAGTCCGAATAAGCCCCTGTCAATTGACTTCCCTCCTATCCTCTTGTAGGAGTAAACTTTGCCGATGAAGTGTATACGCTCGTTTTTCTGTGGTACACTTCCCACTACTTTAAACTGCTTTTTCAATACCCATAAGTGATCAAGGTATATAGACTCCCCCAGGGGCAAAGGGGTTACAAAAACGTTGACAAGGCACAGAGAATCAAGATCTTTTCTCTTCACATGGGGTCGAAACTCTTTCACTCTACCTGAGCACTCAACCTCAGTTCCTACTAAGTACTTTAGATCGCCTCGCTGTCGTATTACGGAGGTGTCCTCGGTCACATTTAGCTAGTTGTTTCTACCTGGAGTTTAGCGCTGTTAAGCCAAGGGTAAAGCTTCTTACACGAACCTACTTGATGAGCGACACACTCGGCAAACAAACATTCGGACTAACCAAAAAAGATTACACAGATAAACTGAGTAGAATTATAGAGAACCACCGAGTAAATTCCCAGCTTATCGGTGAACCAAAAGACTTCGTTCTAAGGTCGTGCCGAGTCACACCTACTTGGGAAAAGTTGTCTACAGACCCGGAAGTTAAGCTCTATCTCAGGAATGTTGATATCGCTGGCGGCATGAGAGTGAAAATGCTAAGCCTCGAAAGAGGTGGCTCCAAGCAACCGATACCCAAGAAGAAACTTATCGACTTTTTGTACCCTCCGAAGAAAATCGCAACAAGCGCAAGCTTAGAGGAGAAACATTTTAATGCTGTGAAGGCGGCCATGAGGAGCGGGGTTTCTCAACAGCTGAGGGACTTTCGAGACTCTGTATGTCTTCCGGCAACTTGTTACCTGACGGGAAAGAACCTAAGAAGGGGCATGAAAACCGACGTGGACCATGTGGGTTTGTCTTTTGCTGAAATTGCAGACTCGTTCGTTAAACTAAACTCGTTAACCTACGTAGATATTTTTCTGGTTGGCCCACCCACGGCGAAGGAGTTTAAGGACAAAGCCCTATGGAAAGACTGGAAAAGCTATCACCTTGCAAAGGCTAATTTTTCTTTGGTGTGCTCCTCGGCTAATCGGTCAAAAGGGTGCGAGGGTTATAAAACTTCTGAGGAAGTTCTTGGATCTTTCTCCAAATGTGACACGGAGGATCTTTCTCTGGATTTTTGAAATAGTACAAATCCTGGTTTTCGTTGACTTTTAGTTTAAGCATCCTAAGTGAGTGTTCGGCCCCTACTGATTGATGGTAATCGTGATCGTCCCACCGCTTATTTGGCTGCCCGCAGACAGCACACCAGTAGCCGCAGTGTACTGCAACGTCCCGGTCTTGCCTGACGCTCCGAAGGTAATGTTGTAGATATCGCTGGTTAATGCGTTTTTATTTAGCCAACCTCTCGTCCTCTTACCCCTGCACCGTGTAAACTGCCGTAGCGTCATCATTAGACGTCCCCCAGAAGCGCACGCTGAGAATCGCTGTTTTACCTGCCGCAATAGTTGAGGGCACCGTAGCCGGTGACTGAGTGAATATCCAGCTCGGGAAGGTGAACGCACGGGATGTGCTGTCACAAATGATCCGAATTGATACTTCTCGTCCGGCTTCGAGATTGCTTGTCGTAAACGTAACTGGGCCAGCAAGGACAAGGGTGGCCATTTTACCGGCTAAGACACCCATGTCCAGGTTCACCGTGGCCGCGTAAGTTAGGGTAGTTGGAGAGTCTTCGGTTGCCTGTGGCCCAGTGGGACCCACGGGTCCAACTAAAGAAACGAAAGTACCCCAAGTACTTTCAGTCTTTGGCCCATAGAAAGTTGAATTGGTTGTATCAATATAGAAGTCCCCCACGAATCCAAGAGCTAAGCCTGGCGACCCTGGCCCAGAGAGTATAGTTTTTCCACTCACTCCCGAGGCACCAGTCGCACCCGCCGCCCCCACTCCCGTCGCTCCCGTGGCCCCCGTGGCCCCCGCCCCGGTTGCGCCTACCGCCCCCGTGGCCCCAGTTGTTCCAACCCCCGTCGCCCCGGACGCACCAATTAGACCGGTTTCACCGACTGGGCCAGTTGGCCCTGTAACCCCAATCGGACCGGTTGCTCCAGTAGCCCCAGCTACTCCAACGCCTGTCGCCCCCGTCGCCCCGGTTGCACCAACGGCTCCCGTCGCCCCGGACGCACCAACGGCTCCCGTCGCCCCGGACGCACCAATTAGACCGGTTTCACCGACTGGGCCAGTTGGCCCTGTAACCCCAATCGGACCGGTTGCTCCAGTAGCCCCAGCTACTCCAACGCCTGTCGCCCCGGTTATTCCAACGCCCGTAGCACCAACGGCTCCTGTCGCCCCTACAACTCCAACACCCGACGCACCCGTTGCCCCGACTGCACCCGTTGCCCCGACTGCCCCCGAAACTCCTGTGGCACCTTGGGGAGGGTCCCGTTGAATAGAGTTCCATGAGAAGCCATTCCAAACATTGAGAGACCCTTCAGTTGTGTCGTACCATAGCTCCCCTAGGCACAGACCCAAGAAGTATGGGGCTGAAACCCCAGAGTTTGGGGGTTCTGGGCCAACATGGCACGGACCGACCTTTCTGAGATTACCCTCAGTGTCTGCGAAGTATAAACCAGGTTCTTCAGTACCTATGTTTGCAGCTAGCTGCCCGTCCTGTAAAGTAAGGGGGTTCGGTCTTTTTTTCTCGTCTGTACTTCGTAGAACCAAGGTGGTTTGAGACATACTCTCCTTAGGGTTTTTCGACTCTTATTGAAAGTTATACCCTTTGGGACAACGGGGCAGTGTTAACTAAAGCCTACTGGCCATATTTGACCTGTGGATCTTAGTACAACTTGAAGGGTGGCAACAACAACTGGATCAAATCCGGCTGTTACAAAGTTGATGCCCCCGGCATTTCCGATACTAGGTGTCACAGGGTTAACGCCGGTAATTTGCACGGTAAACCCCGCTGGAGCTACTCTCGATTGTGGGCCAAGATCTCTCAGAGCAATAATTGACCCCGCAAAAGATCCACTATCCCAAAGTGCTCCCGATATGCTCTGTGCTGTGGTTATGCTCATCCGACTATCCGTGCGAGGAATACTGGGTTGCTAGTTATACCTCCGATAGACCCGCTGTTTGCAAACGTTAATATCTCGTATTCTTCTACCCCGGCAGTTACCGTGGCATTGTCTTGTATTGCCAAGATGTTGCTATTTTTAATAGAAGAAATGCCGAAGTCTGCTGGTAAATCCGTTGAATGTGCGCTAGTGAGCCGAATACCATTGAACACGGGGTTAAAGTTTGAGCCCGCACTCGGATTTGCATCTGTTGTCCAACCGGGTAAGACAAAACCTTCTTGAGGAAACTCTGCAATGCCAGTTGAACCAAAATTAACTGGAATGCTATACACCGTGCAGTTTACATCAAAAGAATGCCCCTGAGAAGACGTGCCTATACTTGAACCAATAAGAAGCTCCCGTCTGTTACGGTGAATGGAGTTTACCCGAACTCGCCTATCCGATGCAAAAACCTTGTAGATACCGCTATGGTATCCAAGGTTTAAGTTGTAAAACGCCCTAAAAGCTGTACCGGGAGGGTCAATCGTAATTGTTTGATATGTTGAACCGGTCCTGAGTACAAAAAAGCTTCGCCCACTTGATGTGTAACGGGTAATTGAGAAGCTAATTGATGTGGAAATCGCCAGAAGTGCAAACGCTGAGTCAAGATAAGCAGTATTAGTGCTAAACCAATCTACATATTGCGTACCAGCACCACCAACACCTGCTGGAATCTTGGATGTAACATTCCACCCTGTACTGGTTCTAACCCAGACTCCAGTTCCATCGAACGAGAACCAGTAGTATGTTTTACCGTAAGTTTTGGCGGCATCATAAGTAATCTCTAAAACCCGGTGTTCTCTGCCACCAGAAGAAAAAGAGTCGTGCCAGGCTGTCATTAACCCGGCGCCAATAAAGGCATCTCGTACTGCATCTGTGACTTGAATGATTGTCCAAGGCGCAACGGCGGCATATGATTGTTTGGTGACGGCCATAATTGTTAGTTCTCCTGAGGATGAGTTGTTGTGGTTAAGGTTATTGCGCTGGACCCCTCGCTACGTTTGACTAATCTAACGTAAACAAGGCCGTTTGAGTCTCCCTGAAGAAGTGGGACAGGGTTTTGAATAATTGTTTCGGGTGTCAGGGTTGTTACATTTTCCGAGTATGGCTTATTGTCCCCGAGGTTTATAATAGACTGCAAAGGACCGCCGGGCGTTGATCGGGGGTCTGCCGATCTTTGTGCACTTGACCTGTACATTCTGACCCATGCTGGGTCGGAAACTTGAATGGCGACTAGTTCTGAAAGTTTTCCTAAGTTCATTGTAAAGTTTTCCTCGTCCCCTTGGGACAGCAAACTGGTGGTGTGGGTGGTGTTTACTCTCATGGCCCCCACAGGACCTGTAGCTCCTATGTCGCCCGCAGGACCCGTAGCCCCGATGACACCTACACCCGTAGCCCCAGCAGGGCCCGTAGCCCCAGTAGCTCCAATCGCACCAGAAGTTCCTACACCTGTAGCCCCAGCAGGGCCCGTAGCCCCAGTAGCTCCAATCGCACCAGAAGTTCCTACACCTGTAGCCCCAGCAGGGCCCGTAGCCCCAGTAGCTCCAATCGCACCGGTCGCCCCAGCAGGACCCGTAGCCCCCGTGACACCGGTTGCACCGGGTGACGGACCGCCATCCCCAAGAATTGCAAACCACGAGAAGCCATCCCAGATATTGAGTGCCCCTTCAGTTGTGTCATACCACATTTCGCCGACACAGTTTCCACCGTGGTAAGACTGGGGGACACCGGAGTTTGGTGGCTCTGGACCAACGTGACACGGCCCAACTTTTCGAAGACTCCCATCAGTGTCGGCAAAGTACAAACCTGGCTCTGCAGGGTCTATGTTTACTGCTAACTGCCCTGGAAAAAGAGTTTCAGGGTTCGGACGCTTCTTTTCTACCCCGCTTCTAAGAATCTGAATTGTTCGAGTCGTCATGGGTACTCCCTCGTTCAAGGGAAATTAAAGGTGAACTTCGACCGTGAAGCTTTGGGAGGTAGAGCTGACTTGCCCAACTGAGTTAAAAGCATTGACTCTGCAAGTGTAAGTGCCCGTGGAGTCTTGCGTAGTATCTTCAAGAGTCAAAGAACTAGATGTAGCGTCGGGGACTACCAGCCCACTTAAGCCCACCCATTGGTACGTAACCTCACACTCCTTTGACGAGTACTCGCAATTCAGAACTATGTTGCTACCAACATGGGCTCGTTGGAATGAGTTGCTAATGTTGAGGGGAGTGAGACTAGGGGAGCCGAGAATGGCGTTGGTGGTGAAAGATGGGTCAATTTCACGAGCACGGTTGACGGCGTCTTCCAAGGTTAAAAACTCCTCGAACGTGGATTCGTCCGGGGCTCCGGTGTTGGCACCAGCAATGTGGATGAGTGAGACTCCAGTGGGCAAAATAGCTAACCCGCAAGTGTTGGGGGTTTGCACGGTGTAATTTTTCATAATTTTAGTTGTTAGTTACAATCCAACCGGAGGAAACGAGAGTAGCTTTTGCCGCTAAACCAGCTGGTCCCGGTGGGGAATTTGTCCCACCGGAAATGTTTATTGAACGATTTCCGGTTGATGAGCCCCGTCCAGCCGCAATAGCAACAAGAATAGCATCAACTGAGGATTGATTTAAGGCATTATTGTTAAAGTAGTATTGAATGGGGAAGCCAACGGTACTCGTTTTAATAATTCCTATTCTCGTGATGGCCGTTAGAAGGGGGCAGTTGGCAATACTTACAACTCCCCCATTAGTTTCAATGTTAAGCCCGTCTATGTTTTCCAATCTTTCTGCATTAATTATAAATGTAGACTCCGGCGCCGTATAATATGGAGAGTACCAAACATCCACCATTTTAGTCACAAATGACCCGCTTACCGCACCGCCGCCGCCCAGGGTGAGAATTCTAAATGAGTTAAAAGTTACAGTTCGATAGGGGTCTGGACAAGACACGTTCGGGGTAATATCCGACCCCAGGAAAAGGATGGGAGGATAAACAGCTGACACCGGGTCGGATGCGTAAATACCGGGATAAGACCCAATATTGCTATCATTACCATAAAATTGTGAAAGTGAAGACATTAGCTAAGCCTCCAACCGTTTGTAGAGTCAATGTAAGTAAAGGTCATAGCAGCATACTTTTTGTCAAGGGTGAGGTTTTGTGAAAGTCCCATTATGTTTGAGCCGTTGCGGCCAACTACAGTATTCAACCAAGTGCCAGCAACAACTACAGTCAGGGCGTCTCCAGGGGAGGGTGTTGCTGGTAATGTAATCGTTTTTCCTGAGGCGGTGACAACCACGTAGTCGGGTACTGAAGCCGTGTAGTTGTCATTAACTACTACAACTGGAATTCCACCGGTTGAAGTCTGAACCCACTGCCTCGATGTTCCGTCGTTGTACAGAATGAAGAGGGCTCCGGAGTTAGGATTCCAGTACAACGACCCGTCTATTGCCCCCTCGGGGGAACTTCCAATCGAAGGTGCAGTGGTAAGGGCGGGAACTTTGAGCTTGACTGTCGAGTCCGAGACATCAATACCCAACCCCCCTGTAATATCCGAGGAAATATTCTGGTTGTTGCTCTCGGGGAAGTAGCTCCCAAGGTCGGCTACACCCAGGGTCTCATTCGTGCTTAAGTCAGTTAACCCTGCAGCAGTTACAAAATAACCTTCCTGATTTGAGCCTGTTGCGTAAACACGGCCCCCAAGCTGGTTGGTGAAGTAGTAAGTGAACTGGTTTTGAATTGACAAGTCCCCTTGATAAGACGGTAAAGCTTTCGTGTAGTTTAAGAAACCCGCCCACTCCCAAGAATGGCCAAACATGCGGACTGTGGATGGCCTACGGAAGTCAATAGACCAGTGTGCCAAGGCATTCGCCACTCCCGACGGCGCATACCCTTTCATGTCCTCACTATTTGATGTGTCAAGCTCCCTGTTAGGGGTTGTGGTAGGAGTCAATAAGCTTCTGGCTTGGCTATTAGTAAAGCCGATGCCAACTAGAAACTGGTAGAGACCACGGTAGTCAGTAGCAGTAGTATACTGGCCCTTAATTGCTTCGTCGTTCGTCCAGCATGTTGTTAAGTTGTATCCACAATTCGAAGTTCCGGCTAAACCGTCCGTGTCGTTGTCAAAGACAACTACAGGAGTGGTGTTCAGGAAGAAGTCGTAAGCATTGTAGTCAGACTCCATGTGAACGTACGACTCTTTCCACTTCTCGAAGTCGAAAACAGTGTCGAAGTTTTTAAGGACACAACTATAGTGTTTATTCAGGTGGCGTACTGTTTCTCCCTTGCGGTAGTACTCACCAGGGGTCCAAGTTTTGACTGCGTTGGACCGCTGTAAAACAACTCTGGACTTTTTAGCAACAGCGTCTGAGCCAATTGGAACCAAGTCCGACTTTTTCACAATAACCAAGTCCGAGTCTGACATGAGGCTTAGAACAGGTCCCCCAGGAGAGGTTTGTAGAACGTAGTCTCTCATCGGAGAGCGAACATTCGGGTTCGTGTTTGTGATGTTTACGCTAAACTGCCTCTGGCTCGGGGACCTTGTGTCAACTAGGCGACGAATAAACACTCGACTACCTGAAAGGCTCGCCTGGTTACCCGTACCCCCAGGCACACCACCGATCTGATTCTGCATTGCAGCAGATATCTTAATTTGCTCGGGGTTTGCAGCATCCCAGGCGCCCGTAGCTAAAGGTGCTCTCCAGGAAAAACCTCGTGGGTTTTCTATCCAAAGGTAACTTCCAGCTTTGAACGTGTAATTTCTGGAAGCCAGAATTTGAGGCTCTCCTGAATAAACTTCCGACTCCAAAAGTGGTTTGTCTAGAGTTATAATAGTTGAGTTGTTCACCTGACCGGAAGAGACCTTGCCGATCTCAATGGTTCTGACGACAGTTTGCTGATCCGCTAAGTTGGTGGCAACGTTTATGGTTGCAACGTCCCAATTCGTATCTTGAGGAAAAGCCTCAGACTTGTAACCTTCGGCTAAAGCAGCACAGCCACCGAAGGAACTATTGGAGTTAGTTATTGAGATTTCTCCGCCGCTTTTCACCCAGTGGTGCACACCTTGCCCAATGGCAAACACGGAAACCTCCTGAACGAACGCGTCGTTAATAGCTCGTATATGGTAGGACCTTCGAGTAGGGTCCATTCTCAGGTTGTTGGGGTCTAGGGTAATATAGGTGTTGTAGTTGGAAATCGTGTTCCCCCAAACGTTCGTGAAGGCGTTATATCTCTGCCAACAGTACAAGTCTCTCTGCAGGGAAACTCCAGTGAACTGAGATGTTACGATGGACTTAAACCCGGTCACATCATTCCCATCCGCGTTTATGCCACAGAGGCCATAGCTGGATCTTATGGAACAGTTAAAAATGTACGGAGAGGAGCCGGTGATTCCGTCAGTGGTCTCCTCCGGAATCCCTGAGGGTTGGGGTGCAACAATTTCGGTCTCTCCTGGGTTTGTGATGAGGTTTGGACTGAGTTGAGCGAAAATTGTCTGAGCTTTAGCGTAGTACGCAGTTAGGTCAGTGTCGGAGACGAACGAGAAGCAATCGAGCAAGTGGTGGCTAGCCGCTAAACCCAGCTTGTCCTTGAAAGTAAAGTTGAAGAAGAACCCTCCCCCTGTAACGCGAAGAATCGAACCCCTGTTCGTGTCAATGTTCCCGGTCTTGGCCGGAACATAGTTCGGTCTAATTATGGTTTTTCTCAAGTCCGCACCAATAACAGACACCCCTCGGGGAAGTATGACCCCGGCGTAAGAGTTGCTGTTCATTGCACTTAACTGGGACTCCGTTGGAGTCGTGCCGCTAACCCACGGGCTAACTGTAGCGCTCCCTGGCGTCCCATCAATGATGTGCTCTCCTGCCGAGCATTTTATCACAAAGCGGTCAAATGCTAACGGGTTCGGTTGTGTTCCCACCTGGAATCGAGCAACCTCAAGAGCGGCTCTTTGAATTGTCTTGAATGGCTTCTGAGGAGTGTACCCTGACACAGCCATCTGATTTGTTACAATCGGTGAAACGGTGTTATCATAAATTCCTGAGACAAAAATGTCACTCCCAATCTGAGGGTTAACGTAAAGGGTGTAAGTCCCTGTGAGAAGTGCCTGGTTTAAGTCCGGTGGCCCATAAGATGCCGGAACCCAAGAGGTTCCTGTGCAAATGTACAGTCGCTCACTTTCACTGTTCCAGTACAGACTTCCGATTGTGGCTTCGTCTTCGTTTGTTCCAATTTCAGGGACATTTTCAACTGTCCCGAAAGGTAGCGAGACTTTTATCGCCGTGCCGACTAAATTTAAGCCAAATCCCGGATTCCTAACAACCCACGAAAGCACCCCGTTGGTGCCAACGGTGAGCTGACCACCAACCACCGGGGCAGCGGGCCAAACATACGAGTTAAAGGCTGTATTGCTGTTAGTTTTAATCACCCCTGACGAGGTCGAAGCATTGAAGGAAATAGTCCCGTCCAGCCCTATTGTTACGCCAGCCCCCTCCTTAACCCCCTGGGGCTGACCAGATAAAACAGCGCCCTTGCCGCTGTCTCCCATGAGTAGTTGAGCTCTTGTTAATGCCACTGTTCAGAACTAACATATATAAAGAGTTTTACCCTAGTCATAGCACACCCGTCTCGTTCGCCAGAGATAGGACTATACCCGGCCCCCACCTTAAGAAACTACTCCCGTACTTACCCTGGTTTGGACAGAAAATAAACTCTGCGTTGGACACTACTCGTAGGTTTGCTACGGTGTTAGGTAGAGGGGCGTCAGTCGGGTCTAAGAAAGTCAAAACAGAATTTTCCACAGTGTAGGATACACCAGGTAACTGCAACGCACCACCCAAGCTGAGCATAATATTCTCCGCTGTTACAGCAGAAGCATTCACCACCTTACCTCCGTACTTTAAGGGGAATGAAGTTCTAGCCCCGTTAAACTCCCCACTAATGTCGTCAAGTGAGTAAACTTCTACAGGGTAAGTCGAACGCAAAGACCAGTACGAACCCGAACAAACAGATCTAATGTCTAGGGTAGTTCCTTCGGGGGGAACTCCTGTGAAGGAAAACCGAACAGTTGTTGGAGAGGTCCTCTCAACAGAATAAGAGAACGGCAGAGAAGAGTTGACAGCGGACAAGGGTATTTGCTCCACCCCACCCAAAAATACGAACGTGTTGTTGGCGGTGACTTCCAGTGGGGCCAATAAGCTTGGGTCTAAGGGAATGGTGGCCGTGAAGTTCGTTCTTGCTCCGTCAAAGGGCTCAACGAAGCTCAAAGACGCAACGGTTAGAGTTCGATTTGAGTCAACACTGGTTACAACCCGAATATTGCAGGACAAGCCTGCTGGAGGGGATTCTGCGAATTGGATTCTGTTCCCGATCAGAGAGTAGTTCACAAAGGGCTTTTGTACAGAAGCTCCGAGAGTTACAAATAAGGATTCTGCGGAAAGCTGATCTGGGGGTATTGCTAAGCCACTGCGAGTCAAGTCAAAGGTTGAACGGGACCCGTTGAGCTCAGGTGAGATGTCGTCGGCAGAGTATACAACAACTTGAGAAGGGAACTCAACGTATGGCTGTTCTTCATATATTTGTTGGTTGCTGGGGTTAATTGTCGGAGTAGAGTACTCGTAGAAGTTCGCTGTTAGCGCTTGACGCTGTGGGCCAAACTGAACAATTTCCCCCTTATCATTCACTCCCATTACGGTAAGTCTCCCGCTCCAAGTAGTGGTGGCTTGGTAGTCGGTAGCTAACTTTCGAGTGAAGTCGTTGCTCTGAAACTCGGGGAGTCCTCGAGAGTAGTTATAGTAACCCGCGTAAGCCCAAGTGTGGGTGTTGGCAGATATAATCGAAGGTTGGTTAAATTCAAGAGGCCATTTATCTACCGTCAATGAGTAACCGTTTGTGGGAAGATTACCAACGAGGGACATAATTGACATTAGCCGTTCCCCCCAGTACTTTGGAACCAAATAAGGTTTTAGGACCCCCTTTGAATAGCCCATGACTTCAAAGAAGCGATACATTGCCCTTTTTGTGCTAGTCCAATCGGGGTCGTAAAGCTCAGGCTGAGGGAGTGGATTTGTACTACAAACTGTGACTACAGTCTGCTGTGGCCAGTTGTTTCCCGGTAGTGTTGTCGGGTAGTAACTGTTCTCATAAGTTAGACGTATTCCTCGAACGACGGTTCCGTTCAAGTTTATGACTCGAATGTACTCAACACCAGAAGAAGAACTAAGTCGAATCACCGACGTTGTTTGACGTGGGTTCTCAATATCAACAGACGACAAAACGGAAAATTCCACTATTGAGGGTCGGTATCTCCGGGGTAGCGGAGTTAAGGTGGCGTCTTGTTTCAATTGCACCTCAGTCAAAGCAGAGACCGTGTAGGTGGCAGCGCCATCAGCTAAGTCTTTTAGGCACAGTCCAAGACTCTCTGTGCTGTCGTCCCCGTCATAAACACTCTGAGAAGAGTAAGTTGGGTAGGGGTCAGTGGCACCTCTAAAGTAGCTCTGCTCTGAGTACCCCTCTGTACTCAGGTAGGAGTCGATCGCGTAAGAACCTTGAAAAGTTTCTGAGACCTTTTCTTGTTTTTCCAGGACACTTGTGTCAACGAACGGTGAGCAGGTCTCGATCGGAGCCACAGAGAAAGGACCAAAGCTGTCCGTGAAACTTGAAGCCTCACCGTAATAAACGCAGTTCCACAGGTTGTTTTCAGCGGCGTACCAGTTTCTGTTTCTGTATGTCGTGTACGATCCAGACGGAAGGTTGAAATTACTTCCTTGCCCCCAGGGGCGACTGTAGTCGGTCGCCGTAATTGCCACATAGTAAGTAAGATCTTGGTTACTATCCCCAATGACGTAATTAAACTGAGGGGAAGACCCTTGTCCACCCGTCTCCATGGCGTCAACTGTGAAGAGTCTCCCCCAACCCCCCAGGACCCCTGGGTCGAATTGAACATTCGGTCTTAGCGAAATTGAACCCTGTTGTTGGCTGGTTTGGTTTAGTCTTAGTACGGATCCTATTTGTGGGGCAATAGCGTTCGGTAGGGTGTTTCTTATAAACAGACTGTACGATCTTTCAAAGTCTTGTCTTGGGTCAGTAAACCTTCGAATATAGGGGACACCAAGAATTGGTAGTAGACTCTCATCATTCGGTATCGTACTGTCTGATGACCTTAAGCGGAGTTTAGCGAAGTTTACGGGGTCCCCAAGGCCAGTAATAACCGTTGGCCCCCCGTCTGCGGCAAAAAATCCGCGGTAGGTGCAGGACTCAGTTTCAACCCAAAGTGCTGTCCCTGGCCCTAAGGAGTAAGGAAGTAAGTGACAAGGGGAAAAGTCTGAGCTCAGCTCTAGTATTTGCGTGTTCGGGTCCTCGGGGTCGATATAAATCGCCTTAATCTTTCCCCCAAGGGAAAGTATTCTCTTGTTGTCTGGGTTCTCTACCTGAGACTTAAGCAGGGCCAGTGGCCTTTGAACGCCCTCAAGAACGAATCCCTTTCCGTTAGGCTTCGCACCGCCTATTGTGTTAATTCCAAGGAAACCCTCAGACTTAAACGCAACCGATCCGAAGTTTGTCGTGCTATTTGTTAGGCTGCAGGTTCCGCCGTTTAGTGCCCAAACCCCAATCGCAGGGCCGATACTATACACAGATTGAAACTGCCCGTGAGCCCCATTCCTGACGCGGAACCCGAAGTGTCGAAAGTCCCTTTCGATGTCTACAATTCCTATGCTTTGGCCGCCTGGCTCCGTGAGGCTCTTGTAGTAATACCGTATGTTATTTACGGGAGTGGAGTTTAACAAGGAAAGTTGATCCTTCACTGTAACGTCGGACAGCGAAGAAGGGCGAAGCTCCACTGGAGTCGATAGAAACTTCGCTTCAGTCAAATTCCACCACTTTTGCTCTGGTAGCTTCGTGGCCGGGTTTACGAGGGTTGTGTAAATTTCGTACACGCACGGGTCGTTCTGTAAAGAAACCGCTGTGCAAGAGACTGCGACTACCGACTTAAACCCGGAAACAGACGCCCCGTCGAAATCCCCCCAGTTCATGCCATAGTCGGATCTGAGAACAACGTCTTTTGCGTAAAACGGCGAGTTTCTCGTGGTGTTTGAATCCTCGTTGTTAGGGTAGGCCCCAACTGGGGCTACGATTGTATAGTCCCCGCTATCTACTAGGGACATGCCCTTTGTGACTTTCCCGCCAAAGAAGTCAGGAAATGCCTTCTGAACTTTCGTGAAGTACTCACCAATCTCAAATAAAGTTGCGTTTTCGAACACCTTGAGCCTGTGAGCAGACTTTAGAGTGTTTTCCACTAAAAACTTCGGCGTTGTCTTATCACTGAATGTCGGTAAAGAGGAGAAAGGTACGTACTCCGCAGCGGGAGTCTCTGTTTGAGACCCGAAAGATAAGTAAAAGCGGTCAGTATCAATGGGGACAACATAGTAGTTCCCTGCGGTGAATGTCCCTGTGCTCTGATCCACAGTCGGCTCGAAACTTACGGACGCGACATCATTGAATAAGTGTCCGTGCGGTCTTTCGGAAATAAAAACGGCTAGTCCGTTTTCTTCTGTAACTGAAATAACAGTTCTCGATGACAATTTGTCAACTACGGAGAAGGACTCAGCTACAGAATTTCCTACGCATTTGAAAATTGAGCTTAAGGGTTGGTCAATTCCTTGATAAGCTGCAGGAAATGCCGGGTTGAAATATGACGGAACAAATGCCGGGGAAACAACGCACTTTTTTAGATCGAGCCCTATAATAGAGATGCCGAAGGGGACAATTATCCCTCCACTTAGTGGGTTGAACTGCTGGAGTTGCGCAGTTGTAACTTTGTCGCCTGAAGAAGAGAAATTTACAGTGAAGTCATCGAGGCTAACACCGGGGCCATTGTTGGCTGTTATGAGAGAGGAGGAGAGAAGGATCGTATAGCGATTGCTTTCGTTCGAAGTGGGGAAACCAGCTAAAACGCGGCTTATGTATATCTTCGAAAGCTCAAGTATTGCTCGGGATAAAGTCTGAAAGGGCAAGGCTTGCCCGTCGTTTCGAAGAGAATCCGTTGAGTACTTAAACTCAGGCGCAACAAACACTATGCTCCCCCCGCCACCGAGGAAAGGAGCGGACACCGTGCGCCATTGACTCGTTGCGTCTCCTACATTGAGTGTGCCGTCCTCGGTGTCGAACCACAACTCTCCCTTTTCCGGGAGGTTCGTAGGAGGAAGGGGCAGCACTGAGGGGGGCCCAACTTTAATTACTTGACCGTCAGTGACTGAGAAGAAAAGCCCTGGTTCTTCGCTGTTTGTGTTTAAGCCGATTTCACCTGGCGGAAGGTGAGACGCACTCGGCCTCTTTCCGGCGATTGAGGAGCGCTTCAGAACTATTCGTTTGGCTTTGGCTGACATTTGCTAAAGAGCTTAAGACTGTGTGCAGAGGCACTCATACTTTTACCCCCTCAAATGTACCTCGCTGCCTCTTTCGCCTCAGAGCTCACTCCGCGTTTCCCAAGCTCCATTGCCGTGTTAAGAATTTCCCGAGCGCGACTTCTTTCGCGTGGGTTTCCCCTCACCCTCTTGTAGAGGGACATTAAGTCCAGGTACTTTTGATCCTTTTCCATTAACTAACCCCTTCGTATAGTATGGAAATAAGCCTTGCAGCGTCGTCCTTGCCGATCTTACCCCAAGCACCTTTGTTGTAAGAGCTGAGTGGTTGGTCTAAACTGTGGGTCACCACCTCAGCAATATCGTCTTTGTTAAGACCAAGCTTTTCCATCTCGGTGTAAACTTTGATTCGGTTTCGTATAATCTTCCCGAGGTTTGTTTGGGGGGTAGTACCCTTCGAAGTAGCTGTAGCGGATGGTGGCAAGTAAAACTGCTTGTTGTCTCGTGCCTGGAAATCCCCTGAGTTTTCATTGAGTGGCTTTCTGAGCATTGCACCAGGGGGTAGTAAGTACCTCACCGATAAAACTCCAATGGCCTCTGAGAGAGCTGCACGAGGGTCATCCTGTGAAACACCGAAGTCAACAAAACGTGCTTTCCCCTTGTCATCGATAATTACGTTTCCTACGTGGGCGTCATTATGGGCAACACCTTGCTCATGGAGTTTCTTTCGTAGGGCGTAGTAAGAGTCGCCCACAGTTGTGTTTCCAACTGGGCTTTCGTAAGAGTCAAAGTCTTCAGCTGACTTACCCTTTACACGGGACATTGCTATTCTTCCAGGGTAGTACCCAGCGTTGTTGAACTCAGCAGACTTATTCATCTCAGCCGAGATTAGCTTGGGGGTTATATCCTTTCCACTTAATTTCTCAAGAATTCTCACTTCATTTTCCCCCACCTCCCCTCTTTTCACGACTACGGACGGGGGTGGTTTGGATGCAATTACCGCTCCGTACAATCCTGATCCTAGCCCTTTTGACCCCGACTCGTACGACTGTTTCCAGTCGTAGCTACCACCTAACTTTAGGGTTGGTGTGAACTCGGTGTCGAATTCGAGTGCGTTTTGGCGTTCTTGAATAGCTGGGCGGTCCGCCCTGGTGTGCTTAACCCATGTGTCAAAGAGTGCCTTTTCAACTTTCGTAGCCCTGTCTATCTCCTCGTCCGTCATATACTCTTTGTTACGTAGCTCAGCAAGCTGGCGCTCTGCCTCCCGCTTTAACGAGGGGAAGTCACTACTGGCATTGACCGTTGCCTTCGGGCCTAAGGCTAGGGCATCAATAAGGTCCTTGACCAAGGGGTTTGTCTCGCCATTCTTAGCAACTTTGCCTGCTAATGATCCCTGTAAGTTTTCTACTTGGTGGGATAGTTTAGGAGTCAAGGAGGCTCTGCACTTAGCCTCGCGGCTAATGCAGGTACCTCCGCAGCTCTTTCCCTTGGTGCAGCGTCTCACTAGACTCAACCTCGTTCCTGTATTGTTTTATCAATTTCCCTTTCAGTGGCTTTTTGTTGAAGACTCATCTTAGCTAGTTCGTCCTTCCGGTGTAGTTTATTCATGTCTAACGTTGTGTAAATTGTGGAAGCGAGTGAATCTTATCGTTTAACGGTTGGTTTCCTTAGGGCTAGTATAAGGACTAAAAGTCGCTAAAGTTGGATAGCAGCCCTTGGAGACGGTTAATACGGGTACTCACAGAGTCAATCCGCTCTGAGTAGGAAGTCTCCATACCGGCAGCGATATTGTGGTCGTCATTGTTCTTTCGAGCCAGGTCAAGCGTTGCCATTTTGCCGTCAATTTCCTCGCGCTCTTTCACAAGTTTCTTTGTCGCAGCCATCTGCCTTTGAAGTTCTTGAAACGCTCCACGCTGTCGAGAGAGCTTCATGGCAAAGCCCAAGTCAGCAATTGCTCTCGATATCGCTTCGTGCCGCTCGCCCATAGCGTCGTACTCCCCGAAGCTGGGGCGGAGAGTCGAGGTGGCTGAGGGTTCCATCACAGTTCCTCGGTAGTAATCCGTCGGAGTGTGGGAGAAACCTTCAAGCTGAAGTTCATTCTCGGGGAAGTTAGGATTCATGGGTTCCCTTCTTGAGAAAAGAGATTCTTGTTGTACATAACTTTACCCTTCACTACTGTGGGTCTAACCGCCGAGCTGACGAATTTGACTCTGTATGGCCTGGCGCCCACTCTCGGTGGTTTGACTCGCTAAGGCTTTCTTAAGCCCTTCTACCCTGTTCGTTTGAACTGCGGAGGACTGCGACTGGGTCGGCTGCTTTGCGAACGGCACTTTTTGCTTCGGGCCCACCTTTGCCTCTCCTGCAACAGACCCCCAGGCTACGATTACTGGCTTGCCTCCCTTGATGGCCCAGCCGAACTTCTTCCCCTCAACCGTAAAAGCCTTTTTATTGGCTGCGGACGCTTGCTCTTTTGTTGACGCCCCGGCACCTTGTTTCTGAGCTTCGTTGCTTAGCTGCTCTTCTTGCTTGCTTCTTTTCGATGAGTCGAAGTCTTTGTCCCCGGTTCCCCCGACTTTTCTACATAAACCGAATACCATCTTCTCATCGGATTCACACGCCGCAAAGTCCCAGTCTACAACGTGGTAGTGCACTCCTTCTGTGAGGTGATCTACGTTGGGTACGCTAAAGTCTCCTCTCATTTTCTTGGCTCAACTAAGTTGTTTTACCCCGTCACATCACATGGTTTGAGGTATTTTGTCGCATTAGGTCACCTCTACAGAAGTTACATTCCCCATGTGTCCAGGGAGAATTCTTTAGTTTAACCTACCATTTCTCACGGTCTGACCAATACGCAGCAGAAGACTTCCCCTTCGCAATATTAGCAGCATGCCTCGCCTTAAACGACTGCCGTCTGGCCTTGTAAGACTCTGACTCTCCCTCTTTCTTCGGTGACCCCTTCACACCTTGCTGCCCGAATCGAATCAGCTTGCCCCCTTTGGGTGCACCGGGATAGCACGACTTTACAATATGGGAGCTTGTTGGGTGACTCGGAGTGGCGTGAGGGTCGTTACAGTCAAGAGAGCTTTTGTCTACCTTTTCCGCATACTTTTCCAGTGCAGCCTCTCGAAAAGAAGCGTAGGACGAATTGTCAAATGATCCCCACATTGTCTCAATCTTCGTATTGCAACGCGTCGGCAACCGAGGTCATGCTGTTCTCAGCCTCAGCCAACTTTGCCGCCATCCACGGACTCAGATTCGTGTAAGGCCCAACCAGTTCCAGTATAGTTTCAATATTGTCCCTCATAGATCGCAACTGAGAAATGGCCATGCTGCCGTTCGGTTCGACTTCCCTGTCGTCTTCGGCAGCGTCTTCGTAGTCGGAGTCGTAGTCATCCTCGTCGTCCTCACCCATAAAGAAGGTGTCAGGGTCCCTCCCTGGCTCTTTCTCGAATGCTGGAGCAACTCCCATGAAGTTGCTGGGGTTTTCAACCCCGTACTTGTAAGCGCTGTAAGCTTCCGGTGAAAAGGATCCCCAGTGACTCATTTCTGTAAGTGGTTAACTACCTAACTTTACCCCTTAGTTATTCGCGTTCTCCCTATGCCTGTAAAACTGCATAGAAAGCTCTTCCACTTTATCGACTAGCCGGTTGTGGTCTGTCTTCAGAGTGTACTTCTCAGGAAGTTCCGCTCGCATATCGTTAAGAGCTTTCTCAACATTCTTAATGTGGGAAAGGACATTCTCGTTTTGAACTGTATTCGCTGCAATCAGAGCGTTAATTCTTTTGTCGTTCTCCTCAATAAGACGTTCTATCTTTTGGTCTGCGTTGTTTCTCAGGTACTGAACTCTTTTTTCGTTCTTACCTTGAATTACAAAGGTGCCACCGACACCTGCAAGACCGGCTGTGAAAATCCAGCCGCAGATTATGAGTGGTATTTCAAAAAGTCCCATGTTTACTCCGGCAACCTTGACTGACCAGCTTCGACCGCTGCTCTAGCTGCTTTCCTTGAGCTCCTTCTTGCACTCGGAGCCTCTTCGCTGAAGTCTGGGGAAGGCAAGCCTGACTCCCCTTGCCCCATTCGATCTTTCACCGTTTGGGGAAGACCCGACTCCCAGCCGTACTTCTTAGCAATGCGAATAATCTCGGACATAATTTTGCGCGGGTTCGCTGCCCTGCCCACGGAAGACCACGCCGCTGAGACATCTTGAGTGCTCGCAATGGGGAAGGACATACCGGGCCCAGCAAACTCTCCCCGCTCCTCTCCGGACTGCAGCTTCTGCCTTTTATTTGCGGACCACTCTCGAAAGTCTGCGTCGCTTTTCGCTGCTGCTTTGCAAGAGTCGCATTTGCATTTTCCAGTCCCTTTGCACGTTGTTTGTGAGAAGGGCTGAGGCATAGACATTAGCTCAGTGTCATCGGCGAAATTATACTCTTTTCTTTTTATTTCACGAAATGCCGCTATCCTGGCCCGTTTACGCCCGAAAATCTCTTTCATAGCAGCTTGGCCGTCTGCGTGAGCATCTCGGTCACGATTGACTAAGTTTTCTTTCTTCTGACGGCTAGCCTTGTTGGCGTCTAAGAGTGCCTCGTTGTGAAAAGACATATTACCGTCTTTGTCAGTTCGCCACTTTTTTCCTGTGCGGTTCATTTCCTCAAGTTTGTCTGTGGAAATAGCTGTAGCCGCATTCATGGAACCGCCGACTCCCGGCAGGGTTACAGACGAAAAGTCTAAGTTAGCACCGTACATAGGGGTCTTACGTTGATTCTTAACTTTACCCTCTTTTCGCTCAGAAACGGACTCCAGGGTTTACTTCCCCACGTAAACGTTAGACCTTACTTTCTTCGTCCAAGTTGTCGTCTTCTTTGGTCTTGCGCTTGCGGCTCCCTCGCACAGTTGAAATTATTTCCGAAACATTTTGCCCTGAGGAGGGGACTAAAAGTGCTAAAATTGTGGTGAGTGCTAGTTTCCCGGTCTCGTTAAAAGTATTGGTCGCATTGTTACAGATAAGGGTTACTTTTGTGGAGTCTTTGTCACGTTCTGCGTAGGACTGGCAGGACCACGTTTGATACCCTACAATTAGAAACTGAATTAGAAATATACCTGCTAATGCTCGAATAAGCAGAGCTCTCTCGTTGAATTGAACCATGCTTGCCCCGCTAGTATAGAGTTTTACCCTTTCAAGGACAGCAAAACCGAGAGAAGAGAAAGATCTCCGAGAAGTTTAGCTGAGGTTGCTTGAGAGGTTTGCTCAGAAAAGGATGCCTCAGAACCTCTAAATAACTTCTGAAGCCTTAAAAGGTCGGCGCTGTACTTTCGTGATATGGCGCCCGAAATTTGGGCCACTTTGGGAAGTTTTGACCCTACAAACGCAGCACCAACTCCAGTGAACTTTCCTGCAAGTAGGGGCAGAGCTTGATGGATAATCTCACGACTTTCCTGGCTGGTTAGAAAACTGTCCACGCCCGCGTGGGCACTTTTTCCCAGGAACGCGGCAGAAGCTTCTGTGAGCAGGTCCCTTACAAAGTCCTCACCCGACCTTAAATGGCGAGAGTGAAGTCCCGTGGCAACCACCGCTTGAACAATTGTTTCCGACAACTTTTCTGTGGTTTCCGGGGGTATGCCGTAGCGAGTTTCCAGGTACTTTGATACCAAGGGTCCAACAACTTTCCCCGCTTTCCACGACGTTACGTTGGCCCCAACATGCTCTCCAAGGTGCAACAACCTCTCGCTGTTACGCGAGAGACTGTCGCTCACTGGCGCCGGCAACTTTTTCTCGCACTTAAAATCCTTGCTTATGCAAGTCGCTGAGCAAGACTTTCCTGCTGTGCATTTTTTCCTAGGATTGCCCACTGATTGTTCCCCTTAGTCATGGCCAGGGTCAAGGTCAGAGTCAAGGTCAGAGTCAAGGTCGTCTTCGCTTTCATTCAAGAGCTCGTCTACTATGCGGTCAATATCCTCGTCAGATAGCTCTTCGTCATAGTCGTCTTCCAGTTCTTCCAGTTCGTCCGACTCATCCAGCTCGGATTCTTCGCTCAAGAGCTCGTCGATTAACCGTTCTACTTCGTCATCGGTAAGCTCCGGCTCGTCTTCTTCGCCCGTGTCAAAATAAGCGTCATCTTCGTAGTCGTCATCTTCGAGCGAATCCTCAGAAAGCTCTTCACCGTCGCCATCTGCAAGAAGCTGATCAATAAGCTCCTCAAGCTCTTCGTCGGAGAGCTCTTTCTCGGGTTCTTCAATTCCTGGAACAAGAATTTGATTGGCTTGAAAGTCCTTGTTTGACCCGTCGTTCGCTTTCCACAAACCAGTGTGCTGAATCCACGGCGAAGTGTTCAGAACTAAGTTGGTTGGAAGGCCCGTGTATTTATCAGTCTCTTGGTCTTCCGGCTCAAGGATCTGTGCTGCGTAGGCAGCTCTGAACGCTTCAATCGAGTCAGTGTCGAAGTCACCGTTGATTCTGTTAGACATTGTATGGTTTGTGGACTGCTAAACTTTACCCTCCGATCACCTCAGATCGATTCGTACTTGCCTGAAACATCCTGCAGCATCTTTCCGTTGCCTTGGAGGTTCTCTCGGTATTTTTTGATCTCGGACTGGACATCGGCGCGGAACTTTCCTTCCTCGATAAGCTTTCTCTTGCGTTCTTCTTGGGTCTCTTCAGACTTTTCAATAAGTCGTCCATCTGCGGTAACTTCAAGGTCGCTTTGTAGCTTCGATGGGGCAGCAGGATTCGGATTCACCTCAAGAGTTAAACGATCAAGCAACTTGTCGAAGTGATCTCGAAGTGAGCGGCGGCAGATAGCGTTGGCGGATATGTCCATTGGACCGCACGGTACGCGATACAGCTTCTCAATTTTGTCCTTCGTCTTTAGCATAGTTAGGCTCCATTGCGGGGCTTTTCTACCCATTCTTTGTAGTAGTCGGCGTAATGCCGGCCTTTTTGCTTTTCCTTGAGTGGCTTTGCCGATGCTTTGTTCGACTCCCTCCTTCCAAGAACCAAAGTGTCTCGCATTGCTCGGAGTTGCTCGCGAGGGATTGTGCAAAGGCTGCTGTCGCGATACGAACGAAACTTGTGTGCGACATCTGAGGGATCGTCACACTGCAAGAAAACGGACCATACCCCGTAGGATTGAGGGTGGCTGAGGGAGCCAGGTGGCAGGCTTTGTTCTAAGGCCAAGCGGTCGGGGCGAGGGAAGCGAGTGTCTCTCCTCATGGTTTTGCCTCAGGGCTGGGCTTTGGCGGGGCACAAATCACGGTGCTATTGTTATGGCTGGCTAGGGTGAGTTTTACCCCCCCCTCTCCATTTTAACCTTAGAGGGGCCGAAGCTCCTGTCAATCTTCCGTGTCTACTCCGGGGATAGCTCCTCTGAACACGTTATCGTCGTCTGTTTGCCTTAACCAGTAACTCTCTTTCAGTTTTGAAACTGAGGGAAGGCCTCTTTTCTGTATGTCAAAGTCTTTTAAGGCTTCTACCACTTCTTTAGCAATTCCTTGTCTTTCCCATTTAGTTAATTCACTGGGCCATAACTCATCTTTTCGAATTTCTTTGACAATAGAGTCAACGGTTAAATTAACCTTGGCTTTAACCATAGACGGGGTTGTAACCTTGCCCCCACCTCTTTGAGCTATGGCTTTCTTTTCTTCTGGTTGCTTAGCCTGTTCGGTGCCTTTCTTGCACTTACCTCGTGTACCATAGGCCGAGCCATCGGCTCGGACGCATCTTGTAAAGTCAAAAGAGCCAAGGAGTGTGTTTACAGCTTCTTCAATGAAGGGGTATTTGTTCCCGTAATTTTCGGAGAAGGAGAAACCTTCGGATGCTAACGCATCCGCTTCATTGCGGAGTTCTAAAGCTTCGCCTAAGTTACCTTTCAGTGCTTCTGAAAGGGCTTCGAGGTAACAGTGATCGAGTTTGTTCATGATTGAAAAATGTGAAGTCTAAGGAAGTGCATGTATCTCGCCCCCCCCCTTTTTTTTTACCCTTAAGAAAGGGGCCTTTCGGCCCCCTACTCAGTCTTCGTACCTGTCAAGTATGTGAGATATAACTGAGTTTCTGACAATGTCCTCTCTCTGAAACTGTATAATTCCAACTTGGTCTAGATTCCTCAGTCGGTGGATTGCATCGAGTAAACCGTTATCTCGACGAAACTGCTCCAAGTCCGCCTGTTTCGTGTCACCGATGAGGCAAATTTTTGAGTCTTTACCTACGCGAGTGAGGGCGGTTATAACGTGCGACTTCAAGAAATTCTGCCCCTCATCTACAATAATGAATGCGTTATTGAGTGAGCGCCCACGAATATCTTCCAGGAGAATAGGCTTAATTATCCCCTTAGACAGCAAGTACTCAGCTGCACCTTGAGAGCGCATGATACAAGGGAGATTATCATAAATAGGTGCCACCAACGGGGCCATCTTATCTGACATCTCTCCTGGCAATGCTCCACGCCCACGCTGAAGTTCTACACCCACATCACTGCGAACATAGTACACCTTCTCAAAGTCACCGTTTGCAACACCCACAAGACCGAAGTGTAGAGCAATAAGGGTCTTACCCGTTCCGGCTTTCCCTGCAGCAATTGTTACGGTGTTTTTCTTCATTAAGTTCCAAAATTCTTCCTGGCGCCAGGTTAAGAATTTAGGTGGGGCAACATCCATACCCCGGCCATAGGAACGTTCAACCGTTTGAGCTGTTTCAGCGCGACGTGACTTGCGCTTGTCTCGACTTTTCAACATGGTATAAGAGGACTTGACAACAGTGGATAGCTTGTATTCTTCGTTGATAACCAGGACTACATAATCCTCCCCCTTTTTCGAAACGAATGGTAGAGTTTATTGTGAAAGGGAAACCCTACGGGCTAGTTTTACCCGTTGGCCCCCCCCCTTTTTTTTTGACTAAATGGTGGCGTTTAAGTCACTCGTGAATCCTTTCTACGAATAGATCGAAACCGTCAGCCCCGCCACACCACCGAGAGTAGGAGTCTTCTGGGATCACATACTGGGGTCTTTTCTTAGCTTGGTCAAGGTACCTGTCTGAGGCAGGGTCTGTAATGAGACAACGAGTCCCGTGCAACTCCTGCATTATTGCAGTGTTTTTATCAGTTGGTGAAATAGCCATTTTAACTGTTGAGAAACAACAGCAACTTTTTGTGCGGTTGCGAATCGCAATCTACACCGGAATTAAACAGCAGGTGGAAGCAGTTCCATGAAACTAACCAAAATAGCATCCATTATATCTGAGTACGATCCAATGCACTCCCAACTTTTAAACAACACGTTGTGTATATCTGAGTTGGATGCTACTTTCCCCGACTTTACCATTAGATTGATCGCAAGTGCCTTAGCCACCACTCTCTCCTTGCTCACTCGAACAGGTAAACCTAGCTTCTCTAGGTACTGTCTCCAGTGCTTACTCGCCCAGGACGACTCGATAACAACTTCTGTCACGCCGTATGCTTTGGCAGCCAGAGAAACAATTACGCCAACAGTCTCCAAGTCCCAATTCGCCTGGTACGCGTCGAGAACGTACACACAGTCCTTTTCCTTCGTGGATCCAGCCACACAAATCCCAGTCATATCCGCGTTGCCTGGCGAGCAAGAGGGGTCAATAGATATAATAACCTTGTCCAGGTGTGGGATCTCAGAGCAGACTCCGAACCCAGTGTTGGACACCCCTTTGTACAACCACGAGAACTTTACATCTCCGATTGTTTTCCGTAAGTCCTGTAGATTCTTCGGGCTAAATGTGGGGTCTCGGAAGGAAAGAGCGTCATTGATACCCTGCCCAACTTTCCTACCTAGAATATCAACCTTGGCTTCTTCTTCGCTCTCAATGATGGCGGATAAGTTAATGTGAACGGCTCCGTTCGGGTTTGAGCCTGGGTCAAAGACACCGTACTTTTCCAGAAAGTAGCTGAAAATATCCCCCTCACCTCTTCGAGACCCGAGAACAACTGTGGCCCTATTCGCTACTCCCAGGGTTCCAATTTGCTCCACCCATTCACTATTAACACCATTACCCATATACTTATGGTAGTCATCGATCAACCAAACTCCGGCCCCTCTGAATCCCCCGTAGGCGAGACCGCACACAGAACTCCCAGGAGCAGACGGCGAAACATGGTGCGGTTCCAACTGAACTTTCGAAAAAATCCCTCCAGAGGAAGGAGTACTAATCAGTTCCTTCACCCTACTTGCTGCAAATCTGGATGCACTTTGGTCGTAAGAAGTTACGACATGACTAACAGTAGAGTCTTTCCTTAAGAGCCAGGACAATAAGTGAACCCCCAGAGTGGTTTTTCCTGATCGTGGTGGCATTGACACGAGGAGAATTGGGTACCTTCCTTCGGCGATGTCCTCAAAGGCGGACCCTATCACTTCGTACGCTTTTGTATCGAGCGGTGCGTTTTCGAGTGCGAAACCTCCTGCACCGGACACAAGATCGCAGAAAGCAAGAAAGCTACTTTTCGCACTTTCCTTAGCGAACGCTTCTTGAGGTAACCCCTCAAGTTTCAGCTCAAGGAGTTTTCGTCGGTAGCTCCTCCAGCTTGAGTGCTCTGCTAGCTGAGAAGCGTGCGTTATTTTTTGGTTTTTAAGTGACATCTTGTGGTTGTGTTTGTGTTGTCTTGGATTGAGCTAATTAAAAAGGTCGTAGCCGGATCCGCTCCGAAGACCTCGGCTGCGGCCACCCCGGAAAATGCCCCTATCAAGTGTCTCGGCAGACTGGGGGTCAGGGTCGTTTAAGCCCGTACTGCGGGGGACTCTTCGGCCCCCGACCGATACAATTCGCTCTTCGAAAAGCCCACCGTAGGATTGACCGTCTCTGAACATCGGTCTGCGTAGGTCACCAGCCCATTTTCGACTCTGAATGATCGAGTCTTGTATACCCCGATCCACAGAGTCAATTTTGAGCGAGTAGTAAGTCAGCGCCCATACCATGGCGTCAGTACTATCGTCGTGGCTAACATACGGGAAAGAAGTTAGTTCCTTTACGAACGCGTCAGTCCATAGTCCTCGAACCAGTATAACGCGATGGTTTTCGAGTAAAGGGCAGACTGCCTGAAGACGTGTCGTCTTTGACTTCAGCGGCCTCATTTCCTCGATAGGTATCTTAGCCTCTCGCTTCAGCATTTGAATGAGAGAGTGCCCCGATGCGGCTTTCTCAATGCATAATACCTTTGCGTTGTATAAGGCGTAATGTTGCTTTACCGAGTCAATCAAGTCAGGAAAGCCCCACTTACCCTTAACAATCTCACGAATGTAAACAGTATCTGGATTACGAGTGTTTATGCCCGCGACGCAGATTGCACTTTCATCTGCTTTCTCTCGCTCGGAGAAAGCGCAGTCAACTCCAAACCATACAACGTCCAGGGGAGGGCAGTCTTCCTCCTCAATTACCTTGACCCAGCTATTCTTTACAATCTGTCCCTCAGCCGATACAGGAACCCCTTGGTAAAGTGCTGCGAACTTAAAGCTACCCATTATCTTTTTCTGGGACTCAAGCATCGGAACAGAGAAAGCGGGGTTGTCGGGCCAGTGGCTTTCTCCCATCTCTCTTCCCAGCGGATCATTATCAGGGTCTTCACAGAGCCCTGCTATGTTTATCCACCTCCATCCAAAAGGATTATCTTCCGGGTCGTATAAACCATCTCCATCCATCAAGACCCCGTGAAGGTCTTTTTCATGAAAACGGGTTGCTATAATAACTTGAGCGTAGTGGTTTGTTCTTCGTGTGGACATTTGCTCTGCCCACCAACTTTCTAAATTTTCCAGCGCTGCTTTAGAGTCAGAAGATTTCAATGGGTCGTCAATTAGTGCTGCACCAATACCCGTGGATTCCATGTCTATGGTTCCAGACGTGAACCCAGTGAGAATACCTCCAACGGATGTCGCAAGTACATAACCACCACCCACTAAATCATATTTCGAGTCACGGTTAAATCCTGAAAACTCAGGAAAGACCTTCCTAAACGAGGGAGTCTTCATCATTACGACAGCTTCTCTGTGAAACTTTTGAGATAAAGAAGCCCCGTAGGAAGCCAAGATGTGTTGGGTTCTTTCGTCTTTTCCGAGCAACCACGCCAGGAACATTGTGGAAAGCATAGACTTTCCTGAACGCGGGGGGCACGAAATAATAAGCCGATTGTATCGACGTTCGTAAAGATCCTCAAAGGCACTTGCAATGATCTCGTGAAAGGGGGAAACGTTTAAGTCCCCATTTTTCATGATGTCACAAAAGGCCAGGAAACAATCTCGGGCAGCCTTAAACCTGAACTCCTGAATTACAGATCGAGGTGCTTCAAGAAGTTCAAGCTCTCGAATACCCTTCGTATATTTTCTCCACCGGGATTTTTCCTCTAGCTGAGAAGCGTGTGTTATAGACGGGGGGCGAAAGTTCATGTTACACCGTTATATTCTGTTAAAGGTGCTCTCACTCAAGATTTTTCAGCAATTTCGTAAGTGTCCCGTTATATTCTTTCGCCAGGATCTGCTCCTGTTTGCTCTCCGAATCGGTCAGACTCACAATATCCGACACAATCTCGCGGTGTGCTTTCACAGCCGAGTTGAACACGGTCACAAGATCCCGAGTACTACAATCCTCCAAGTGGTCTTGAAGCAGCTCAAGAGCGTCTTCAGCAACCTGCAATGCTGCTGCGGCAAGGGTCTCTTTCTGCCTCAGAATTTTGTCGTTCGAATTTGTTGTCATAGTGTTTTTCTGCATCGTGAGCACCCTGTATTTGAAGTTGGGTAACTCTTGAAGTTTTGCAATTGTTTAAGGATCGCCTGTGCCAAGGCTGTATTGTTGGACTTAACGGCAACGTCATACTGTGCCCAGAGCTGTGCGGGAGTTTCCATACTTAACAGAGACTCGGAGGATTTGGTCCGCCTTCGCAAGGAATACAGCCGAGCTTCCACAAGGAATTAATCGACGCAAGCTCGAAGGAATCTTGTATCAACCAACCTTTACCCTGCGGAGACTGGGCTACAAAGTAGAACCGTCCCTGCGGTGTTTGAATAAACGTGTCTGGCTTCACACCGACGAGTGCTCCGCCCATCAAAGTTTGCAACTTGCCATTCGGGTCCAGAGGATCCGAGTACAAGGTTTGATTCGCCCCCCTTACAACTGCGAACTCCCCGAAAGTGAGTCCCGAAGACCAAGACGCATCTTTCACACTTAGAGGGTCTATCCCCCCCTTAGTCGCACCGGAAACCGTGTTCCTCCAAAGATCCACAGCGTAACGAGCAAGCTTTTTCCCGGAGTTAACGTAGAAAACTTCCTTTATGGGCTGCTTTGTTGTGGCGTTCCAAATTGTTACAACCAAGCGACCGTCCGCCGTGAAATTCTTATTACTTAGCAAGTAGATCGGCTGATTTAAAGGATCTTCGAGGAATACTTCACTAGGGCTGCGAACATAGACCCAATCTCCTGACTGCGTAAGTTCTTCGCTCCACTGCACTCCGAGTGCGTCTGTGAACGCAGCATCCAGGGGATTCGTTTCAGGGTACCACGGCACATACACACTCCCCGTTGCTTCATCGAGGACACCAGCCAAAGGCAAAGAAGTTAGGACATTTAGAGTGGGAAAAATTTGGCGGCAATCACCACGTTGAACACAGGGGTCGAGTGCGATATACGGCAGGGTTTCCTCGATAGTTACGGACCAGTTTTGAGTGTAGGTGTACTGGGACTCCGGGCTTAAGCCTGTGAACTGGGACGTAGAGCATCGAAAAGGTTCCAAAACTTGCACGTAAGCACCCGAAGGGGCACTCCCCGACAGTGTGATTTTTGCGCCCATGAGGAGTTGCGTGGCAAAGTCGTGTCCGGAACTCGTCAGGTAGTTTTGGCACGAAAAGTTAAGCTCGAAATTGAGAGTGTCTTCGTATATGAAAGGCACTCGGTTTTTAACATTGCTTGTTGAGCTTTCGTAGCGCACAACAATGTTGTTCGTCTGAGTTACAACGCCCTCATTCTCAACCGCGTCAGCCAAACGCAATACATTAACCCCAATTGGTATGAGGGGGGAGGCAATAAGAGAGTCGCAGAGGAATTGCTCTATTTTAGTTATTGTATTCAGTTCCATTTAGGTTAGGACTTAAGGGTAGATCGTATCAGAGCCGTTAACGCGATAGCCGCCTGCGTCGTTCGGCTCTGTAATTTGTGGAGTCCCACCTAAGTCTTCGTAGTTTCGTGCTGAGATCCAGTTAGTTTCAGAGTTGTTTTGCCCCGTTGCCCCGAAACCAGCACGAAAGTCCGGAGCCTGGTCTCCCGCCATGTCCGTGTTCCATCCGCCGAAACCTTTACCTGAAACTCCGTTGTACCGTTGGGGGACGCGCCAAGAACGCATGATCCCAGCTTTCGTATCTATAGCTGAGTCACCGTGGCCCGCACGAACCGAAGTCATTTCTCGTTCAGCGTCGAGTTGTTTTAGTGCTTCGGTGTAATCCTTGAAAACATCTTCTCTTCGCCGGACATTATCTAGGTAGTATCGGGCTATAATCAGTGCCGTTCGGCGGCGGTTGCTCGTAATTAGGACCTTTCCCGCTTTCCCTGACTGCTCAATGTATGAGTCTATGAGAGCGTTTGCATCCTCGATTGCCATTCGCATCTTGGCAACATTCACCGAGTTTGCACTCGCGTCGTCAATGTTTGTAAGTTGTACGGCTTCCTTGAGTCCGTAAGCGATAATGAAATCGTCGGGAGACGCGCTACGCGGGTCGGACCTGTTTGGCGTTAAAACACCTGAGCGATCTTGATGCGGATAGCCGTAACCGCCAATAGTCTGCCCAAGGTTGGAACCCTTGCGAGAGCTTTCCGTTTGTTCGCTCGGTGTGAGCGTGTTTCGGACCGAAACTCGGTAAAAGCCTCGTACTGCGTTTCTTTTCTTTTCAACATCACTAGCTGTGGAGGGAACTGGCCCCCTCATGCAGGACGCTAAGGCGACGGGGGGCTCATAGGAAACAAACACCTCGTCCCAAGCAGACAAACAGCTGTCTAGGCCAAGGGACACCATTGTGTCCGAGGAGTACACGAATGTCTCTACTCCGTACTGGCCGTAGTTCACAGTGAAGGAACTTATGGGAACACTGACCCGAGTGTCAAGTGGGCTATCGAAGTACAGGACAACCGTACTCGGTGCTGAGAGTATGGCCTCCTTTATCTGCGGAACTGACATTCGGCTCTTCCCTTGTACAAGGTTTTACCCTGCTGTCTAAGGGAAGTCGAAGCCCCACGAAAGCTACCTCACATCAGTTTGTCCCTACCTATTGACATTATGTAAGGTTTGCTTCCATGCCTTGTATCTCCCCCATCTAAGCGTATACTATTTCCGGACCGTGTCGCCGACCAATGGGTGCCACTTTCGTCCTTAAATTTGAACCTTTCCCCCTCCTTTAACTTTCCAAGGGCAGTGTGGTGCTCGGGGTGTAGAACAGCCTTGAACTCAGACCCCTTACTGACCACTACCCTGTCACCCTGCTTTCTTACGGAAGTATCCGGACCTTTGGCTGCGAGTCTTTTGAGAGTGGCTTGGGCAGCCATGTCTCTTTCTACCTTGGTTCGCCTGGCGGGAGAAGTCGCCTTTACCGGTTTAGCTTCTTCAGATCCTTTTCTGCACTGCCCCGCTGTTCCGTACGCTTCACCGGACGGTTTCACGCAGCGAGTGAATTCGTACGAATCAAGTAAAGTGTTCACAGCTTCTTCAATGAATGGGTATTTGTTCCCGTAATTTTCAGAGAAGGACAAACCTTCGGATGCTAACGCATCCGCTTCATTGCGGAGTTCTAAAGCTTCGCCTAAGTTACCTTTCAGTGCTTCTGAGAGGGCTTCGAGGTAACAGTGGTCGAGTTTGTTCATGTCTGATGTTGTGAAAATTTCAGGGAGTGTTTTCACCCTTATCTTTTTATTTTACCCTTTGCGGACCTGGTCTAGGTAGTCAACGCAGCAGGAAGTCATCCGGGTCGTTTGACACGGGAGAGAGATTCTCGGACACCCAAAACGAGTAGATATCCTTGTGAGCTCGCACCGAGTACCCTTGGGCGGGGGAGTAGAGACAATTTATAAGGAATTGAAAGGCCAGTCGAAGGGGCCACTCGTCTCTCCAGTTGACTTCCCAATTGTCTATCGTGAGCAACTTACCGCTCACTGTGTAGTCTACTCGGGATACTATGCTCCCTCCCCTTAAACCTGGTGTGGGGTAATCGAAAGTTTGAGCAACGGACTCGTAGGGCTCCCCATCATACTTTCCTAGGACATACCGCAGCTCACTTGCCCCGTCCTGAAAGTACAAGAAGTCCTGAAAGATAAATTCCCCTTGGCGATAGACCGATGGGCGACGTACTGCCATTAGACTCTCACCAGTGCGTGGAAAGTTCCGTTCCTAGCGACAATAACCCGGTCTCGGTACTCTTTTCCGTCCACAATGAGCCGATCCGTGTTGGTTATCGCCTCGACTCTCAGGTCCTGCTCGCAAGTCACCGGCTCAAGAAAAGTTGTGGGTACCGCAACAAAGAATCTTTCCTGACTCAGGAAGCTCTTCCCGATGGAGAAAGAAACGTGGGCACTTACAGAGTTGGCCGCGTAAATTGAGTCATATACACAGAGGTTCTCAACTACTCCGAGAGATTTGTAGAACACTGGTGCCAATGGGTTTGTAGCACTCTGGCCGAACCCTGGAGAGTTGACAAAGCCTGGGTCGTAATCCTCGGTGAAAGTCATTTGAAGGGGCTTGGTAAGGTAGGTAGCTTAGAGAAAACGGTTTTTATTGTTGCCGCAGGGTTCTGAAGCGTCGATATAACAAACTTGGTGGCCCCAGGAACATAGGAAGGCAACGACTTCTCTGCCGCACTTTTCACAAAGTCGGTGGGGTCTGCTATGACTTTTCTAAGAACTTCTGAGAAGTTTAGAACTTTTTGTGCTTGCTGAATCGCTGTCTTCGTAAAATTCGACCCTGGGACACTCTCGACTGCAGCAAGAATGTCAGGGTTGTAGGTGGTTATGAACGACCCGGTAATATTATCGATAAACCCAGAATTTCGTGCAAAGCTAAGGGCAGTGTCTTGGCTGAACAAAGGCCCTTCCACAAACTTGAACGCTTGTATCGTGCTCATAGGGGGCGGTGCCCACGCTGCAGCAGACCCCCAAGGATTACCGGCAGGGGCAGTAGAGTACCCAGTTCGCCCCTCTTTTTTCATTTCCTGATGACTTGTAACAAAGACGTGGTCGTATGTTGCAGCCATTTGTCCAGGGCTGAGACGATTTCCAGCAGAGTCAACCTGCGATGTAACATCGTTTCCGCCTGCGTGCCCGTGCGCCAAATCTGCGTGCCTTACCCATATGTACTGTCCGTCTCTCTTCAGACAAATACACACCCAATCTGAGTTCATTGGACCATTTTCTTCAACAACAGTGCAGCCGTGGTTCTCCTTGCACGCCGGGGGCAGACCGCCAGCTTCGTATATCGGCAGCCGAGTCATTGTGCTGTTGCTCGGAATCTGTAGAGCTTGCTGAGAGCCGTCGGTTAAATTCTGGGGGTCGTACAGTACGTCTTGCAAAACTGCATAGTGATACTCCCCGTTGCTCAGAGAAATATTCACTCTCTTTCCTTCGAGGGACTTCGGCTGCTTTCCCTTGAAAGCCGGGGAAACATCGAGCCAGTGTGACAAGTTGCTTGACTCTCCTGGCCTCGGTAGGGAAAACTCTCCAGCACCTTCGACTGACGGAATATCCTGAGGGTTCATGGCGTCGAACAGAACCTTGACTCTTCCTAAGTCTTCAGGGTCTTCGACACTAATTATGGTCCCACGAACAGTTCCCCTGGGTGACCCGGCGTACCTCGCGTTGGCTTCGATGGCTTTCGCCATCTCGGCCTGTTGTCGAATCCATGGAATGTTTCTCAGGCTTTGGGCCATAGTTTACCGTATCTTGAGGGAAAACTTCGGAGTGTTTTTTGACGGTAGTCGCTTAGCGAGTGCGGGTGGTCGTGATGCCACCGTTGCTTCTTTTACCGGGGGCTCCTCAGAGCTTGCTTCAGGGTGGTCCTCCTGAGGGATTTCCTGGTGAGGCTCCAGGTGAGACTCGCCTAGTTCCTCGATAGGGTGTTCAGGTGCAGTTGTCACAGTGGTTGTCTCCTCGGTGTTATCTGGGGGAACTGTTTCTGTGTCGGGGGTACTTTTTCTTCGTGTGGTCATTTCAGTAAGGTAGCTAAGAGTTTTTACCCGTCAAGTCTCAAAGTCGAAAACGCCTTCTTCTGACGCAGACAGATCGGCTGCAAATAGTGAGTACCCCACTTTGTAGTGATTCGCGTCGACAGTTGAGGATGCACTCCCGTCTTTGCAAATTGGCGGGTACTTATAGATGCTCGCGTCCCACACTGGTGCTGGAACGACTTCGAGTGTTTCTTCCTTGAGATCATTGACGAGGAATCCACGTAAGTTCTCAGAGGAAGGCGAGCGTAAGTACTCCCCATCCCAGTCACCGTAAGTCTCCCCAGGTAAGGAAGTGTTTGCTGTGCGACTGTGAAGAAGGTCGTAGCTCACAAGCTCGGCCTCGTCAAAGTCATCGTAGGGAGTGTCAAAACCAGGGGCAATATCCGAATTGTCGTAGTCGTCCGACGTCCCTTGACCGTACAAAATATCTGAGAACAGGTAAGGTTCCGAGTACAAAAACGGCAGCAACCCCCTCTCACCACCGTACAAAACTACTTGTTCGTACACGAGCGGCTCCGACTGTTCCGGGGGGCACGACATTTTCTCGGGGTTGGGGGAAGAACCCCAGTACCCGAAATTCTGACAGACTAGGTTTACTTTCTGCCAGGTTTTTTCGTCTCTCCCGTACGCAGGGGGGAGGCGCACAAAGTACCGCTCCCAGTTCGGGTCACTAGGTCCGTGGTTTGTGTCGGCCCGAAGAGAGTTAGGGCTCCGAAGAAGCTCAAGTTCGCTTGGAGAGCTAATTACCTGCAAAGCTTCACTTTTCCATGGCCTTAAGAGGGTCCCGCTATCTGCCACATTTGGAGACATATAGTGAGTGCGGCCACTGAGTACGAGGTTGGATATTTTGCAGTTGAAATTGGATGCTAGAGAGTCAGATATGCTTATTACGGGCTCTCCCACAGAACCTGTGTAAACAAAGCGAAAAGTTTGAGATGGTGTGTCAATTTCATACAGAAACTGGAAGCTGTCGGAGACGTAAGAAACTCCTTCAAAAACTCTAACTCCGTCACAGTAAATTACAGCGGCACCAAAGTCCCCAAAGTCTGGAATTGGCCCCTCGCTCGCACTTTCTATGTAAGCCAAGACATCGTAAAAACTTACGTACTTGTCAACATCGCTCGTATGGACAGAGACCTTTTCGTTAAACCCGTGGATACCTAGGGCATCAAAAACAAAGTTAAAGGGCAACCTTCCACCTTTGTTCGACCATACTCCGTAAAAGTTATCGATCTTTTCTGGAGTGGCCCAGTCAGAAGGGTTTGACCAAGGGGATACCCTCACTCGCAAGGTGGAACTTTCGTACGTTAGCTCCCCTTCGAGACCGAACCCGTTAGAGGAAAGATCTGAGGGAATATCAAGGTACCAACTCTCCCTCGAAAAGTCGTAGGTCGGGTCAATTGATACTAACGATGCGGTGAAAGTTACAGGGAGACTAAAAAAGTACCGTGCACCTGCTACAAATGTGTTAAACTTGTAAGGTATTGTCCTCGCTGTGTTGTACTTCGGGAACAGGACAAGGTCGGACCCCTGGACTTCGCAAAGGAAGGAGGCGTCGGCGGTCGAACCCGGTTCGGGGCGAAAGAACGGGCTGGGCAGAGCGCCAGGAGCCATCACCTTGAGCTGCTTATTTTCCGAAAGGTCAGTGAAGAACTGCTCACCCAAACCTTCGAAAGTTAGGGCATAATTGGCCCCATCTTGAGACACATCATCCAACAGGTACGAAAAGTCTCCTAAGTAAAAGGTCTGACCAACTTGTATCCGTGGGTCTGCCTTTATAATTACTGTGCCGTTCCAGTTGCGAACTTCGACAACTTCTGGGTGAATGTACCCGTTGTACACACCAAAGGACCCCGCTAACAGGTTTCGCTTTTGGGTTACTGTTGAGGCAAGGTTGGCCCAGTAGTCCGGACCGCTCCAACCTGATAGCTGCGCGAGCCAGTCAAGCTGGTCGTTTACACGGCTCTCAGTTAGAGCCACTGAGTTGAGTTGCTCGGCAGTTAGATATAGGTTTGTGGTTCCGTAGTCCTCAAAGTCACTAATACTGAATGAGGGGTTTAAGTCGGTCATTTCACTCCTTCACTGCTACAAGATTGTTCTGCAAAGTGGCGTACTCATGTCTCATGCAGTTTTGCGGGCTCATCCACACAGAAGAGTACCCTTTCACCTGTGAGAACAGGTTGATAAGATTTGTATCCAGGGCACGTGTAAGCCAATCAGCCAGGGGCTGGTGGTCTGTGTGAACCACCTCTCTCAGGTCTGTGATCTTTTCAACACGGTAAGCCCCGTCAATACTCACGTAGGCCAGTTTGCACAGAGTAACCGGTACTTCCTTTCCTGTGCTGTTCCTAACGGTTTTTGGTACGCTGTTTTCAGGATAAGCAACTAGGTTGATAACGGAGGTTGCTGCTGCTGGCTTTCTAAGCAAGGACAGGGTACCACTCACAAGCACCCGATTGATCGCCACTTTGGTATCCGTCCATACTACTTTCCACCCACGGTTGTACGAGGGTTCAGGAATTGAAAACTTGAAGTACTGCCCGTTAGCGTCGGAAGCAACATTGGAAGCACCTTGTAAGATCCATACCGGATCTGAGCAGTAGGGGTCGTCGTCGTTTTCGGGAGGGCTGGACGACACATAAAGCGACGCTGAGCCTGTTACAGAGGAGCCATCGGGGCACCGTAGTTCAACTTCGGTGTAAGCGGCGGGGTGCGGGCTTTGCCACGACAGGTAGGCTTGCCCCGTGTAAGACGGAAACACACCGTCGAAGTTTCTCCACTCTTGAGACTCAAGGTCCGTGAAAGCGAAAGCGGGGTTGTATCTCCACCCTGGCACAGCATCTGTGCTACTTTCCACTCTTATGTCGTATCCAGATAAGGAAAATTTATTGACAGAGTACTCAGCGACAAAGGGTGAGTCGTCGTAGTAAAGTTGGTAGGCCAGCAGGTACTTTGTGCTTATCATTCCCATTTCTTCCAAGCTTATAATCACAGGGTCAACCGTTAAGCTCCCATACTTCCAAACCACAACTCCGGACTGAACTGTCAGGAACTTGTTCTCCCCGGAAGACTGAACCTGAAGCGACCCTGTTCCCGTGCGGCCATCGCCCACGGGAAGGTAAGTGTAGGCAAACTCGTCGTCGAGTCCGAAGTCCAGTTTGTAAAGCTGCGAAGCCGACGGTAAACGTGCGTAGATTGGCCTCCCGTTTTCAACCCACTCAGTTGGGCGAGGGTTGAGCTTAAGCGCATTCACGTACTGGGGGGAAAGGTTTACTCCTTGCTCGAAAGTAGAAGATGTTTCAATTTGCGCAGTCCCCCCGTTCAATGCGACCAGATTCTGACTCATAGTGCTAACGTCCCCTCTCCGTAGTTCGGCGGGCTAAGCGCAAAAGTTGTTCCCGTGTACCAAGATAAGTCAGGTATTTGACCCAGGGTTGAGGTGTTTTCCCACACGTATGTTAAGCTTGGTGACGAGCTAAAGTTCCTTCCGGTGTTCCGAGGGACGACAGTTATTTGGCAGGACCCAAGCTTAATTGAAGATGTTTCCACACCGTGTTGGGATAGCACAGGCTCTTCACAGCGGTAGGAAACTACGTACCGCAGCAAGTTGCCCGCATACTCTTCGTACCTCGCAGTGTTGTCTGCGGGCAGGCCGGACCAGTTCGTCACTGTTTTCGAGGGTGTGAATGACTTCATGACTCTGTAATAGTTCCGACCGTCCTCGCTCAAGATCGTGTCTTCCGTGGCGTTTAGGTATGCAGGGTTGAAGTAAGGAATGTAGTCGTCTACGGGGAGAAGGGATGGGCCGAATTCCTCGGACTTTACGAACACGCCGTTATTCAGATATATGCTAAAGTCAAATAGGGGGGTGACTGCGGAGGTGGCGGTGTAGGATTTCACATCGGAACCTTCTCGAAAGAACGTGCGATCACCCTGAAAAAAGGTGAACATTCTGTCAAATTTTCGCAGGAGTGTGTTGTTCGTTAGCTCGGAAGCTAATTGAGTCTGAAGTGCAGGGTTAGGGGCAAGGTTATAAACCAACCCTTCGTTAAGCAAATCTTGTATGTTGGTGCTACTCGGAGTGAAGTGCGAAGTCGCAACGTAGTACGTGGCTGGAGAAGACGAAGTTTCCTTGTACAACAGGTACTGTCCTGGCTTGAACCGAGCTTTGTACTTGTACAAAGGTAAGCCACCATTCCCGTTGAACACGATGGTCTCAGATAGGATTCCCGAATCAACAAGATTACTAAAGTATTCCTTAACGGATAGCTGATTTGGTCTATAGGTGAAACCAGCATTTACACGGGCGTACTTCACAATTGCGCCCTTTGTTAAGTCTACGTAGTTGTAGTGAGGGTCAACAACGGGATTGGGCCCTCCTCCTACTTGGGGAGTAGAAACCCACGTTCCTTGAGCATAGGACAACCCCGCAGTAAGCTGAGCAGGAACCACCGGCAGCCCAACTAAAAACTCTGCCTGAGCACCAGTAATATCGTTGGTGGACGGGTTGAGTGTAAAGTTTTTTGAAACTAGCCAGGCAAATCCTCCTGCACGGCTATTTAAGGGTACTGCAGAGGGACTTTGAGGAATGAAATCTCCTGATAAGTAGTCATATTCCACAATTTCAGGGTTTATTGTACCACCAGAGGAATACGTGAAAGAGTTTCCAATTTCCCACGGTGAAAAGGTTTTCACTGCGGAGATTTTCCCGTTCAGGATGTATGAAGAAACGGCGGAAGAAGAACCGATGCTTAAGTTCTCTAGGACGATGTGCAACCCTTGCTGGGCCGGATCACCGGAGCCGTCGTGGTACACTATGTCACCAAGGGAGTAGGACCCGGAGGTTAGCGGTCTAATCTGTTTGAGCGTAAGGTTGCCGTAAACCGTCTGATCTTTCTTGTTCGAGGAGTAGGGTGTAAAGTTTGACTCTACCGGGTAGAAGGTTGGTGCGGGGCTATTGACGAGTACAAGGTTACCCTCTTCCAGCAGGTTGTCGGACGCGGAAAAGTCGTAGATATTTGTGTATACCGACGCGTTCTTATTGAGGGAGTTCGGAGTGTTGTAGGCTGTTGATACTTTTACAGAAGGGTCTTTGAACCTTGTGTTCGTGTCGAAAGTTGCGTAGAACGCTGCGTCGATGTCGCTCACAGTCGGAGTCACGTTCGCAGGAAAAACCTGCCCAGGTGTGAAGACTGAGAAGAGACGGTCTCGAAAATTGAGTGCAGACTCCTTAAAGTTTGACCCGAAAGTCCCGTTGGAGTCCACTTCAACGGTTAAGTTGTACTGAACTTGGCTTAGCGTAATGGGGAATAGGTGCCCTTGATTCTCAATCGGGACAGAGAAATTTACTGCGTTTTGGCCCAGCGACAGTTGCTGAGTTGTAAGTTCTTGACCGTTTGGCCCAAGCACGAAAAAAGACACCTGTCCGTTGGGGCGAAGGTAGTCTTGCGTGTAATTGTATCCGTAGAAGCTGGAGCGATTCGGTTGGACAGAGGTCAAAGTGCCTACACCGTACAAATCAGTGAAGAAATCTTGCCAGTCGGTGCCACTGACGGGGTTTCTCCTACGAATTAGAGTGAAGAACCTTTCCTGAACTTCCTGAAAAGTCTCGATGTCACTTCCGCCAACGGATGGTTGAGGGTTTGTTGCAGATAAGTTGAGTGTTCCTGTGTTTGAAGTTCCGGTGATTGAGTTTGCGGGAACGTTATAGGCGGCGCCAACAAACTTTGAGTAAACGGGGATTCTGCCGGTGAGGTCTCCAGGCGGAATCACCAGATCGGAGCTTGTAACAAACTCGTAGCTTTCTCCTGAGGTTAGCTGAGGGTTTGTAGAGAACAGGGTCCCTGCGGGAATAACAGTGGAACTCTTTGAAGGTGGTACCGAAATTACCAGCTCGGCTGTTGAGGTTGTTCCGAGCCTCCTCATTGCCCCCAAAAAGGGTCCGATCCACTCAATGAGAATTTTGTCAGGGAGCTGGTTGGCCCAGAACAAGAATTCTCCCTGCGCAAAAGCCTGCCCCTCAAGGAGGACAGCGAGGGGGTTTCCCGCACTGAAGTCGTTAAGGGTTTTGTTAGATGCTTCGTAAACGGTTTGAGCCGCTGCTTGAACCAGGTCAGCTTCATTGCGCGGGTCAATGGAAACCGACGGTAACGGTGAATAACGTGGCATTTAAATTCTCCGTTCAGTATGTACCGTTGTCCACCACAAGAGCATTCAACTGGTCGGACAATACTTTTTTCGTTACAAGGTCTGCGTCTGCTAACGCTGCAAATTTCTGGCTGGTTGAGGATGGGCTGATGCCGTTGGCGTTATTGTACTTAAGGTTGGTCAGGAAACTTCGCGGAGCTTTGTTATAGTTCTGAGTGAGTGTGGGATTTGAGGCGGGGTCAAATCCGAAGCCCCAGTACCCTGAGACAACTTTTGAACCAGAAATAGGTGTGCCAGACAGAAGTTGACCGGTGCCCGACAAAGTGGGTTGCTCAGTGGTCAGTGTAACGTAGCGGCTGTCTAAGCCGGTAGGCCCTGTCTTTTCAAGGTCGTCGAGACCCAAGGGGTTGTAGTGCCAGTCAAGTTCTTGGCCGTCGAAAACAATGTTCCTTGCACCATTTAGCCACTCACTTGTTACGACAACGCCACTTGAAAATAGAGTTTTGGCCATTTCTTCTTAAGGTCTATTCTTACAAAGGTTTTACCCTCTTGTGGACACAAAAAAGCCCCGGTTAGGGGGCTTTTCGAGTTGTGAATCAGGTTCGGTCCCAAGAGTTCACGGTTAATTGAATCTCAATCTCCTGGACATTGCCGCTTTCACGGTCAACATCGGCGGTATTAAGAGACATGAACTGACACCCGTAGCAAGTGTATTGGCCGCCAGCAGGGGCTGATCCGTTTCCAACACAGTCCTTCGGAGTGACTGTAACTGTGATTTCTCGGCAATTGTACTGCAACCAGTAAATTTCCAACTGCTTGAAGATCGTGGGATCGTACGGAGCAGAAAGGGAGATGTTGTCTACCTTTTTGGGGCCTACAACTTTGTAAATACGGTTACCAGTACCATTGGCGTAGTCACTGCTACTTGAGGAATCCTTGATTCCGCTGAATTTTGTAAACGTGGCGATTAGTGTGGGTCCGTCAGGAGCTACGAAGCTAACTTCGTACTGGGACTTTGTAATCGGTCTGAGAATAGCCATTGGGTCACCTCCTTGTTACCTTCCCTTATCAGGATAGGATGTTGGTGATCATAGCGCCAGAACCAATAAGACCAGTTGCGCCGAGGCCAACTAGGTTAACCACACGTTCAATTGTGATTTCAGCACGAACAACGCGGCGTTCACGAATGTAGTATTCGGGACGGACGGCGGGGGTGCCTGTGAGCTGATATGTGTAAGAGAAGGCAGGAGTCGCAGCATTCGCACCACCAGCAGGCATGATGGAATCAGAAGGACCGTTAGGGCTGTAGAACAGAAGGATACCGTTAGCGGGGAATACCGGCTGTAGGGTTCCATCTTGCGCTAAGTAACGACCTTCGGCAACACGTAGGCCACGCTCAAGACCGAAGTAGCGAGCAATGACGTCAGTGTCGACGCTGTCTGCAGATGTGTACTTGATACGATCAAGGATCTTCTCGTTGGTCAGCAAGAGGTCAAACACGGCAGTACCGACGACTGCGGAGTTTGGACGGATACCGATTTGGTTGGCGACTGCACGCTTGAGGGTTAGGATGTCTTCAATTGGGTTAGAAGTAGCACCAGACCAGGCGGCGTCTCCAGCAACGGAGCCGTAAGCTGTCTTAAAGTTTGTCCAGGTTGTGAAACCGAGTCCGGTCTGGGAACCTGCGGTTCCGTTGTAGGGCTCGTAAGGGTTGTAAGTCGCGGTGACGGAAACAGCTTGAGCAACGGTGTACTCGTAGCTGTTCATCAATCTGGACATTGCATTCCTGGTTTCGATTGCGCGAAGATCTACTTGTGCAGGCAAATTGTTATCGTAAAGGCTCTTTATCCCTTACTTCTTTCTGTTTCCAGAAAGTTCAGACTATATCTTCACCTTTGCTAAGCAAAGGGCTGGGCGCTCGTGGACGAGTTATTGTTGTCGAAACTCATCGTCTAGTCGTTGAACCTTTTTACCACAGAAATCATAGCGATTTCTCGACGTAGTAAACTCGGCTGCTGATTGCCTGTTTCTTTAACGGAAATTCAGGGATCCCAGCAATTCACCCAGTTAATTTGTGGTTAAGCTGCCACAGCAAGAGCCAAACAACCCTCGCCAGCGTTTTCAATTCAATACTGTTACCGTAAAGGCTCTTTATCCTTTACTTCTTTCTGTTTCCAGAAAGTTCAGACTATATCTTCACCCTTGTTAGGGTGCTAGGCGCTCTTGTCAGCTTCATCACTGTTCTAGTGGTATGCTGTTAGTCGTTGAACGTTCTCTCAGTCCCCTGAGAGTTTCGCTGCTGATTGCCTTGTGTTTCAGAGAAGTCACTCCTGAAACCGTCAGGTTTCCCAGCAATTCACCCAGTTTTTCTTTCAGTTTCTCAACTGATGGAGGCTATTGATTCAACCTCTTCAGGCAATTCCCAGGCGACCACTTCCTGCTCTAGAGCATAAGGCTCAGAGTCGTAGCGGCTTTGGACGTATGGGATGTTAGTTCCGTAAGCACGACGGAAATCGTTTATAGCAAACTGCTCCTTCCCAAATCTGAGAATTCTCCCAGCGCGGGTAGGGGTGTCCACAACCGGTGCGATAAACACTTGTTACCGTGAAGGCTCTTTATCCTTCACTTCTTCGCATTTCTGCAAAGATCAGACTATATCATCATCTTCCTTAAACTTTTTAACAACGGTTCGCAGAGACTGCCAAGTATTACCTAGACCGGTTAGCCGGAACAGCTTCCTGGCCCCACACTTTTCGTTAGAAACCCAAACTTCATGCAATAAACCTAAATTAGACCAAACTTCGACATTAGCCCGAGGGTTTTTAATGCCTGTTCGATCCCGGTCGGGTCTATTAGCGGCTTGCAAGGCGAATTGTATAGTTGGTTTACTAAGTGCCTTATCTTTAAGTTTCTGTCTTGATTCTGCACTCCACACTCTGTTCTTGCATAATTCTGCACGAGCGGATCTTTCTTTATCAGACATTGGAACTTTCCTGGGTCTGGCCTTTCCTTTATTGGATTTGCCAATTTTAAACCTAGTTTCGTCCGAGTGTTTATGATGAGCTAAGGTTTCGTACACTCTGGAGTTTTTCGAAGACTCCTTGAAAGAGTTTATAGCTTTGCCTAACCTCTTTATGGAAGAGAAAGCTAGAGCCAGTAGGCAGTGAGACAGGTAGTGCTCTCTGTAGGTGAGTTTGATTAGGTTACCATCTTCATTTCCACCCTTCATGCACTTGGGCACTATATGGTGAATGTGGTGTCCGGGTTCTCGTGTCAAACTCCTTGGGGGTCTGGAGAGGATAAACTTTATGTACCGTTGGTAGTGTAAGGGAGAGTCGGGCGCTCGTGGAAAGATTATTTCAGGGTTGATCACTTTCTAGTCGTTGAACCTTTTTACT